GCTTGGAACTACGTTCCAAAATCGATTTGGCAGACCCCGTACCTCAGAATCTCTTGAGATTCTGCTATACTTTTCAGCTTTTAGTAGCAGGCTAACAGCCTGATACTAAGAGGATTGCCCTCGGTTGATTCATCAACCGCTGGAAGTGACAGCAGTAAAACTGCTGAGGAGAAGGGCAGGACAATCCCCCTCCTCGACCTATGGTCGAACTACAAGCCTTCATTACTGAAGGCTAACTAGCAGTTTAAGAAACTGCTACTAACTGGTTGAAACTGAGGCCGTTTGTCCAAACGCGCTGAAGCATCTTCGATGCTCATATGTTTGGCTACCAAACCGCAGGAGTATCAGCAAGCTGATACCGAAAGAGTTTGGAGGAAGTAGATATAGATTATAAGAAGAATGAATTCTGTGAATTCTTCTTTTAATCTTAATATCTAACAGTTATGGCAAACACCATTTCCCACTCAGAGCTGCTGAAGGCAGCTAAGAAAGCTGTAAACAGCTTTGTTTTCAACCCTACTCCTTCTAAGAAGGAGGCTACTCTCGAAGCTTTAGCTTCGTTGTCGAACTTCATCGAAGCCATTGAGGCTCCGAAGGAGCAACCGAAGCCGAAGGCTTCGAAGTCAAAGAAGAAGCCAAAGGCTTCTAAAGCGAAGCCAAAGGCTTCGAAGTCGGCTTCAAAGACCAGCCGTAAGGCTGAGATTGAGGCTATTCTTACCTCTGGTAAGAAGCTCAAGAAAGCAGAACGTTCCGTTCTGAACAAGGAGCTTCATGCTCTCCTCCAAGAGGAGAGAGCTGCTGCTAGAAAGCTTTCGAAGAAAGCTAAGAAGTCTTCGAAGAAGACTGTTCGACGACCCAAAGGGTCGTCAACTGCTGGGCTTGAGTTAACTCAAGCTAAGACTGCTACTGCCAACAAAGTTGGCAGAGCAGTGAAGACCAAAGTTGTTCATGCCATCACCGAAGGTGATGCTCAACCGTTTGAACCTCGTAAAGAGGTTCAAGTAGTCGAACCGAAGGTTCGAAAGAAGGAACAAATGAAGCTGACTCTCCTTCCAGGAGAGTCTCCAGAGGAGGCTATGGCTCGGCACCGCTCGGCAGTGCTGGAGCGAGAGCGACTGGAGGCACTTGCGTTGATTGCTGAAAGCAATCCGATGTTGGAGCCATCTTTTGCCCCTGCTGTTTAAACGAAGTTTAACCTTTAAAATCTTTGATTTTATGAAAGCATACTTTTTTCAACTCCCCGAAGGGGGAGTCGTGCGCTCTTTCGAGAGCATAGACGCGGCCACCGAGTGGGTGGAGGACTTCATGGTCGAGTCCGATGACGACCTCATCTACTTCCAGCTTGCATACGAGGGCCAGAGTGCGCTCGATCGTAAGCACGTAGGTGGATACTGGGCGGTCGAGTGGGATTGGTGGGATTCGGTATTTCACCACCACCACTTCGCTCGTGAAATTGACTGAAAGTCAATAACTTATTCTGTTTTTTCTAACCTTTAAAATCTACGATTTTATGAGTCAACCAATTTTTGCTTTTGTTTTCCCCTTCGGGGAACACGGCGGAGAGTTCCGCTGCAAGCGCAACTTCGCAGACGCAGAGAGCGCCGCGAACTGGGCTGTCGATATCATCCTCAAAGAGGGGGATGATTGCTGCTACTTCAAAGAAGTAGAGAGCGCGGACTACGTGTTCGAGCCAGCGTGTGAGTCACACACGGTGGTGTGCTGGCATGATGACGCTCCCACATGGGAGATGTACGATGTCATCGACTAACTACCCTAAAGGGTAAAAAATAAATTTGGAAGTTAAGGGTTCTTTGCCTTATCTTTGCAGTCGGCAATTCAGCCAAACTCTAAATCTCTCTCAGATGCTACACAGCACAAACACAGAGCGCAAGAAAGCGCAGATGGCTTCGGCCTTGTTCAACGATGTTCAACTCCTTGGTTCTACCATCACCTGCACAGCGGGCTGGGATGCACTCCCGTGCGATGAGCAGATGAAGCTGGAGGACTTAATCGGAACTGCCCAATGATGTGGGTGGTGTACGCTGTCCTGCTTGCCTTCGTGGTGGGCGTGACCTACGTTGCTGACGAATCGTTCAAACTCTAAATCTCTTTTCTATGAAAAACTTTTCTTTCGACGAAGCTATGTGCTTCGCATACGGCAGCACGATGCTGACTGGTGGCTCTTCAATCGGAATCATGGACAACCGCGAGTTCTATGTACCTAAGTATGGGTATGTAGTGGGCGGAATCGTACCCGAAAAGTCCTGCGATATGGACAACGAAATGGCTTTCACGCAGACGTATAACCGCTTCTTCTATCAAGCTGAGTTGGCTCTGGAGCGCGAGTCTGCGGTGGTCATAGGCACATGGGTCGAAGACGGCAAGATTGTCTTCGATTTGTGCAACGTCCTCGATGACGAGCAGGAAGCACTTGCACTCGCTGCGAAGCGCGGGGAGCGGGCTATCTACGACCTTGAGAATGAAAAAGAAATCTTTGTAAAATGAAAACACAACAACACATTGATGCGCTGTACGAACGGCGCAAGACAGCGGGCGGATTCGAGTCCGCGTTGATCGACGCATACATGAAGGCCGATGGTGGAAACGCCAAGCTGTTGGAGGATGCGTTCAAGGGTACACGATTTGACCTGACTCCAAAGCCCAAGTACAACCACGGCGTGGAGGTGCTACGTGCCGCAGCGTACTGGTCAGGGGAGCGAGATGAGTACCTGAACGATGACAAAACAGCATTTCAAATCATCAATGAGTACTTGATTTCCGCCTCGTCCAGTACCTACAACTTTGGGGACGAATGATAAAAGCAACACTACAATTCGACAACGGTTACCGAGGTGACTGGCGCAGGCCCATGCCTTCACGGGGATGGGTGGTGAGCAAGGTCTTCAACGACGAAGCCCACATGGAAAACTTTATCGCATACATCGAGCGCAAGACGGGTATGCCATTACTTGAACTTTACATTGACGAACAATGAGCAGGAACACAGTATGGGATTATATGTACGAGAAGTACGGCGAGCAACTGGACATGACTCGCGAACAGGTCTACGAAATGACCATCGAGGAACTGGAATACGTAAGTGAAATTTTTAACGAACAACAATGAAAACATCTATCTTCAACACACGAATCATTCGTAAAGGCTCAAAGGTGCTATACCGTGGGTCATGGGGGCGCGACGCCCAGAAAATCGCAGAGGTAATCGCAATCGAGCAGACGCAAGGCCCGAACGAGAAGTACGGGGATGAGGTGGATGCAGTCACACTGGACGACCACTATGTACTCACCCTGAACAACGGTCATTGGTGCTACTCTTACCAAGTTGATGGCCTTGTCCAACCTACTGAAAACCAGTCAGTTGCAAAATAAATTTGGAAAAACGAAAACTCTGTCTTATCTTTGCAGTGTCAACAACGACATCATCTAAATCTTTAACACATGGCATTACCCACACTTACCGACTTCCTGACTTCTTGGGATAAACTCATCGTCACTGGCATGACTCCTGAGCGTAACGACTCAGTGATGACTGTTGCCCCGAACGGCACGACGGTGGCTATCGAATACCGTCACCAAATCAACGCACACAATGGAGAAACATCCACAGTTGCGTACCTCGTGGCTACGGATTCAAACGGCAACCGAATCACCCTGCGTAATCAGGCGTATGGATGCTTCGGGGATGAGGAGAAGCAGTTTCATCAATGGTTTGCCAAGAAGATGGCGGGCGCGATGGAACTGGATGCGCGACGACGACGAGATTTGTCAGACGGCATCGATATGATACTGGCATCATAGCTACACATGGCTTACATCCGCATACCACATTGCATAGACGTATGTAATGGCAGGGGGGATGCTCACGAGGTTCGAGTCCTCGGTAAGTCACTAACTCAAAATTCTAACACATGGACAAAGCAATTATTGACCGCCTCGAATACGTCGAGGAGACCTATGCAGGTGAAATGGAAACGTGGAAAGACCCTGTGACTGGTGACTACTACCACGTACCGCTCACCATCCTGCGTGACTGGGAGAACTCTGAAAAACTCTAACGAATGATGACATACGAACAATTTGAACTGCTCCGTCAGTGGGCAGACCGCGTGGCAAACACAGCGAACGACACTGACACAAACATCCGTGCCATCGATCTCGTGCATGACATTGCAGGAATCTTGGCTAATGACGAACACTTTTTACCCCGACTATGAACGAAGAACTCACACTCGAAATCAGTAACGCATTCAATGATACTGGTGCGTACAAGGAGTTGATGACTACCCTATCCACACGTACTGGCATACTCGCACCCCAGGAGGTGGAGGAGTTGGTTGACCGACTCGAAGCCTTTATTGTACAAGAAGTAAACGAAATAATTGACGAACGATGATGACAGACAAAGAAGCCCAAGCCTTCATGCAGAAGGTAGACAGTTCTGCCCAGTTCTGGCAGGAACTCCACGACGAAGATGCACCGACGATGCAAATCCAAGGTAACACCGTACCCCGATGCTTGTACAACCTGATGGTAACCAAGCGTGATGTGAACCTGTACCTACATGGACTCAAACCCCACCGTGGGTGGAAGATTGGAGATGTGAAGGCATACTTCGGACTCAAGGGTGGCAAGCAGAAGGTAGCCGATGCTATCAACGCCATCCACTCAGAACTTATCGGACGACTAAAAGAACAAGACGATGCTGGACAAGAATAAAAAACTGATTAACGAAGACGGCTTCTATGCAGGGAGCGAACTCATGTGGGGTATGGATGACGTGCGGAATGTACTCGAACGATTCGGCAGGGCAACCACCACCTCGAAGGAGGACGTGGAGCGCATACTCATTGCTGCGTTTCAAGACAACTATCGATTGATGGAAACCATCGACGAAGCGATTGGGGACACCATCGTATACATGATTGAAGAAGGACAACTAAAAGCTGAAGAACAATGAAATACTGGAACGGAGAAGGTCAATATCAAGACCTGTTTGACAAATATTGGAAAGCCCTCGTACCCGAAAGCGGGCGGGCGGACACCGATGCAGGTAACGCACTCCGTGCTATCGCTCGCATCAACCACGACGTCTTCAACAACGGCGCAGGTAACATCGTGAACGAAAGCATGGAGGTGGATGACGACGGAGAATGGTATACGCTGTACGAAGTCGAGCGGTGGTGGGATGAATTCTTCGAAGAACTATGCGACTACACAGGACTGGATGTAGACAGGCTCAAGCGCAAGATCATAGAGTACGTACAGTACGACAAGGATTACGGGCTGTCTAGCTTGATTGATGACTACATTGACCACATCATCTTAAAGATTGATAATCAGTTAGTTACAAAATAAATTTGGAATAACGGATTCCTCATCGTATCTTTGTCGAACAATTCAAAACTCTAACACATGAAATACTATGCATTATTACACGGTGTATGTGGACTAGCCGAAGGTTACTCCGACACCACAGTCCGATGGTTCAACGACCTGGACAAGGCTATGGATGCCAAACAGAAGTCCCTTGCACGTCTTATGGAAACCGACCATGAAGAAATCGTAAGCAGCACAGACGGTATGCAGGACATTATTATCATTGATGATGACAACAGCGAACACGAGATTGTCAAAATCATTGAACTCAAACCTACGTGGCCTGAGAACAAAGACGTCCGAGAGTACCTCGTGTGGGACCAAATGAATTGCGAAGCCCCATACGATGGTGACTACCTACCGACTGACATGGCTGTCATCAAGGACTTGTGCGAACGACAAGAGGCTGTTGCTGACACCTTCGACGTCGAGGTATTCCACGAGTTTGTCAACGACCTATGGTACGGAGGTGCCGCTATGTTCGATGCCGACGACATCTGCATCTACTACTTCAAACTGCCTAAGCTTATAGATTAATCATGAAAGTAAACGACTTCATCTTCCTGTGTGAGGAGTACAATATCGATCCCGTGATTGCATCCGAGGACGAGGGTGTACGTAAAATCCTCAAGACACCAACATCAGACGTAAACCAGCAGCTAATGCTTTCAGGCTACCTGCACAAAAATTTCTAAATCATGACAACACAACGCAAAGAGGAGCATATCCGCAACATTGCCTTCTGCATCAAGACAGGCGCATCGGGCTACGTAACTGACAACTTCCGTATCGACGACCTGCCTACACCGCAGACGGCTGGTACTCTCTCACAACAAGATGCCTATGCAAGAGGCAAGGCACGTATCATCTTCGATGCTTTCATCGAGCAAAACCCTGACATCAATGAATAGTAAACGAGCAGGCGTTACAACACATCTCGCAGCGATACACCTTGGGGTAACCAAGGAGCGCTTTGAATCTGCAAGACAAAAAAGACGGAGGTTAAAACGAATTCAAGAAAAACAAAACACTAAAGCAAATGACTAACTACGCAGTATACCGCATCTTCCGCGACTGGAACAAGCGACCCAAAGTCCTTATGGATGGACTCACACGAGAACAAGCACAGACTATTGTACGCAACACACCGTCCGAAGAGGACAGCATGGTTGTGTTCGATGAAATGAAATAACATGGAAAGTAAAAAAGTAACCCCAGAGGTAGCTATGCGACGGCTTCATGAGCGTGGTAACACGATCACCGAAATAGCAGAGCTTTACTCTTTATCCGAATCAAAAGTGAAATCAATTTTAAAAATAAACGACATGCCAAACAACACCAGAAAGCTTACTCAAGCACAGAAAAACAAAGTGATTAAACTCAAAAAGCAAGGCGTCACACACAGGGAAATCGAGAGAATAACGGGTGTTAGCCTGTCGTCTGTCAGCCGCATCATCAATAATACTAAGCGAAGCACCAAGACTTCAACGAAGGAAGTTAAGCCCGCCATCGCAAAACAAGTAAAGCCCAAAAGCTCAGGCATTAAATCAAAGTTCAGCTTGTTTTGGGGGGCTTTGGAAATTGTAAAAGAAAAAGTTTAAACGATTGCATCATGAACGGAAAAACAGAAACATTCATCCACACCCCTATGGTGGAGTGGTCTGAAGCTATGAAGGAAGAAATTAAATCATGCAGGAATGAAGAAGTTGCAGAGCAGATGAAGCTGAAGACATTTATGGACAGACTGATAGAAAATCTAGCCGAAGGCACAATGGAATGCACACCAGCAGAAATGATTGTTGTAAACGAACCAATTGTAACGTCCGCTGATTTCCTTAAGCAAATATCCAATGAGCTTTACTACTTCGAGATGGAAGACTTGGATACTCTGTTCCCTGGACAGGAATTAGATTGGAACATAATCAAAAAGCTGTTTCATGAAGCGATGGTAGAAAAAACCAAGGAATACGAAGAGGAATGCCTTGAAAGTCTAGCGTATGATGAGCGTAAAGAAAATGAAAGCTTCAAGGAATACAAGAAGCGATGGGAATTAAACAAACGGTGTGAAGAGCCAAGCACCTTCAAGGTTTACTTCGATTCAGAGATGACGCGATTAAGAACCGAAATAAAGAACGAGCAAAAACGAATCAAGTACCTCGAATCTCTGCTATGATATGCATACGGTCAAGCGCGAACGAAGATCCCGCGAAGGACTTCAACGAGTGGATGCAACACGTATACCACCAAGTAAAAATTAACTACCAATCAAAACTCTCATGTACAAAATTAGATTCCACCTCGGACGAGGAGACAACTTCATGAAGTGGCAGGTAAAATGCCCTGACGGTACAGTCGAGTACTACCGACCAGAGCAACGACAGCTTGCTATGTTCAACGCCAAGCTCAAGGTGCAGCTCGGTACATCAAAGAAAATCCATGAAGGTGCATGCAAAACTGTGTGTGCTTGGGTGGAGTGTGACGAATTGCAAGTGCTAGGTCAAGCTGACCTCATCAAGCCATGCGAGAACGACTTCTATGTACGCTTCAACCCACGCCACAACCCCAACTGGACGGACAGGTACAGCAACATCATGAACGATGAGAAGTTCGACGTCCTTGTGACTGATGACCGCAGCATCTTCGTCTTGACTGGAAATCATGAATGCCAGGAGGAAGAAGACCCCGTTGATTCCCCTCCATTCTAACGCATCAGGGGTGTATGACGCATCGGAACCTCAGCTCTTGTCGGAGGAGTTACCGAGCACCCACCCGAATTTCAAACGCTGTGTGTTTTTGTGAAGATTTTACACACAGTTAGGGCAAAGCCGCGCGTCATACGTAAGCCCCCATCATGCGGCCATGGGTGTTAAAGACTGACAGCTTGGAAAGACAGGCCAACCTTTTGGTGAGTAAAGAGGCGCGGTGATGAGACACCTAGCTTGCAGGGTGCCTACCGACGATCATCTATATAGCCGCGCTTCTTTGCTTAGCAAAAACAAGAAACAAATTACATACAGATATATGACAAACGAAAACGCAATTCAATTGATTCAAGAAAAAGCACAAGAAGCTAATGAGCCAGAGCGACTGGCCGCCATGTACGCCATGGATGACATCCTCGATGCAGACATTGATGTATGGCTTGACACCGACGTGTCGCAATACCTCGCTCAGTTCCCCGACGTAGCAAGAGAACTAGCCGATGACGTCATCAAAGAGGGTATCAGCATGGACAAACTAGCTGACGGACTGTGCAATGTGTCGCAGTCAATGTACTACTACGTCAAGTTCTATGAGATTCTAACCTCATACAACGAAGCACTGTCAGAACGCTGACAGGGAGAGGGGCGCATGGTGTGCGGGGAGATCCCGTAACGAGTTTGTTAGAGAACTCTGAGAAACAAAGTCCCTCTCTTATTTGGATTATTAACACTTAAAACCTATATTTGAATGTACGAAGAAGGAAGACAAATACTGAAAGAGTACTACCATGTACTTGGAATCAAACGTGATAAATCAAGAAAGCAAGAACAAGTAAAAGCAAGAGCGGCGATGATGACCGCCATGCGTCAGAACGACCTGACGACGACATCAATAGCAAAACTTTTCGACTCTGACCACAGCACTGTGGTTCACCACACCAGGAAGCACGACGCTAACATGGCTACATGGCCTGGCTATGAGAAAAACTACATAGCTGCTGTGCGACTGTGTGGAGAGACGTTGAAGTACAAGGCTTGGCAATCCAAGCTTCATTCTGTGAAGGCAAGCATCGCCCGACTACAAAGCATGCAACGAAAACTAGAAGAAACAATTCAATCAAAACAGATTACAAATGTCTAATTACAAATTCAAAACAACCAACATCCGTGGTAAGCAGTACGTCGAAGTCAACGAGCGTATCAAGTTCTTTCGTCAAGAAGACCGATACAAGGATTGGACGATCATGTCCGAGTTCACCGTCCTTACCCCAGAGGATTGCGTATGTAAGACAACCATCGCAGATGCTACTGGACGTGTTATTGCCACTGGACATGCACACGAAGTGCAAGGTGCATCTAACATCAACAAGACCAGCTACGTTGAGAACTGCGAAACCTCAGCTGTTGGACGAGCCCTTGCTATGCTTGGAATCGGAATCGACACTTCTATTGCGTCAGCTAATGAAGTCAATGACGCAATCGCCAAGCAAGAAAGCACGACGTCCAAGAAGGTCAAGCAGGTACAAGAGAAGTTCGACACCGAACCACCTGTAAACATCATGGACAAGGCTGTTGCTTACATCAAGTCGCAGACCGACAAGAAGAAAGCTTTCCAGTCTATCATGGACAAGTACGAAGACTCGCTGACTGCTGGACAGATTGCTGGCCTCCAAAAGTTTGTGCGATGAGGAAGGAGCGATGGAACGGTCAGACGTGGTACATGCCACTCGATCAGACACGCACCAATGAAAAGCTTTATGAGCGATTCCGTGAACAATGCTTGAAATCGAAGATGCCCAAACACTGGGTGGACGTAGAGAAGGAGGGCAACCCTGATTTTTCGGGGTTGTTCTTCGTCAAGCAGAAGGAATTCCCTGCGGAGTTTAACATCGCTGAGTTCTTCATCAACCGAAAGGGCAAGCGATTCTGGCTACTACCCTCACCGCCTACTGAGTGGGCAGAGATTGAGACTTACGAATACACTTACGAAGACGGAACACCAGTATACGATGAATTTATCTGAACAACTACAAGAACGGTACGGCAAGTCACACCTGTCGTACTCCTCGCTGAAGCAAGCGCTGGGTGACATGGCGCAGTTCGACCGCTACATGAAGGGAGAGCTGAAGTACAAGTCCGATGCGTTAGACTTCGGTACATTATACGATATGCTGCTGTTCGAACGTGAGCAAGCATTCGAGAAATACATCGTGATGTCTGACAGCCAAGTAATGGCTAGGCTTTCAGATAAGGCACGAAACTCGAAGAAACCATCGATGACCTCTGAGTACAAGGCTGTTGTTGCATCCATGAAGACGGAGGCTCTCGAAGAAGGCAAGACGATTGTCTCTAGTGATGACTGGCAAATGGCGAACGATATGATCGACCGTCTCGCCACTTGCGGCTTACTAGATACATACCTGGCGGGAGACTACCAGGTGGGATTCCTTGAGGAACTGAACGGTGTTCAGGTCAAGGGATTCCTCGACTGCCTGGGTGACGGATTCATCAGCGACAGCAAGTCAGCGCGTAGTGCGGAGAAGTTCCGCTATGCAGTGCGCGACTTCTGTTACGACATCCAAGCATACATCTACACGAAGGTCTTTGGAATCAAAGATTTCTACTGGGTGGTGCAAGAAAAAACATATCCTTACCTGCCAGCATTGGTCAAGTGTACGGATGAAACATTATTCACTGGGGAAATGAAATTCAACGATGCAATCAATCGTATCAGGCATTTCATGCGAGAAGATTATGACCCCGTAAAAGATTATTTGCAGTATGAAGTATAAAAAACCAATCAAACGGTTGCTGTTTGTTTCAGCAGCCATTATCTTTCATGTCTTATTTACTAACTTTCTTTACAAATGAGTGATCAGAGCAAGAAGTACGAGAGTGTTCTCGTAGGCTGGGCAGACGAGCCTAGCTACAATGACAACGGCGAGTTGATGGGGTGGTCTTTCCGCCTCAAGGACAACGAGCTAAAGGACTGCATTGACCAATACACCACCAAGCGTGATGCTAGCGGTCAAGGCGGTAACGTTCGATTCCGTCTCTTCATGTCGAAGAACGGCAAAGCATGCCTCAGCGTGTGGGACCCGAACAGCGAAGCGGCGCAAGAGCGTCGAAACAATACGGCTAAAACAGAGGATACCGAGACTATCCCGTTCTAAGCATAGTGGTTTTCAGGTTAGCAGGGGGGTGCAGGCGAAAGTCTCACCCCCTTTCTTTCCTCTTATCTTTACGCCATGGGTCAACCAATCTATTACATGACTGGGAGGGCTACGTTCATTAAGAACAAGCACCCCCAGAAAAGAAACGTGTGGATTGTAAGCAAATATGATAACCCCAGGGATATTATGAAGCATGACAAACACACTATGTACAGGCTCGATCAGGAGCTGCTTACCCCAAAGGCTAAGCAACGAGCTATCATAATTGATAGGGTCGATAACATTAAGCAAATAGGAACCACTGTAGATGTCAAAGAAACACAGCGATAAACAGATAGGCGGAGGCCATTACAAGCACATGAAAATTCAGCCAACTGAATTCATAGCTGCTAATGACATACCGTTCATCGAAGGGAACGTAATCAAATACGTGTGCAGACACGCCCACAAGAATGGGAAGGAGGACGTTCTAAAAGCAATCCATTACCTGAACTTACTAATTGAATACCACTATGAGAGTAACGATGTTCGAGACCCTGTACTCGAAGAAGGCTTACCACATGCCGATAGCCAAAGCCCTGAAGCGAATCAAGGAGGGCGATTCTGCAACGAAGATTGAAACAATACGCAATGGAGGAGAACAAGCTAAAGATTTTAAGAAGTCCCTACCTGTCGTCCTCTTCTCAGGGGAATTTGAAACACGTAATGACAATGCGCTTGCGCGTCATAGCCAATTCATTGTACTCGACTTCGATCACATTGATGTTACGGCATCCAAGGCGCTTCTATCCACGGATCCTTATGTCTATGGCTGTTGGGTTTCTCCGAGTGGCGACGGACTTAAGGCGCTCGTTAAGGTAAGCAACCCTGAGCGGCACCGCGACCACTTCCGTTCGCTTCGCACATACTTCGAGAAGACCTATGACCTAGAGGTAGACGAATCTGGAATTAACGAATCCCGAGCTTGCTTCGAGTCATACGACCCTGAGATTGTAATCAACGAGGAATCAGCTGTGTATGGTGGGCTATCTTCAGAGAAGTCTGAATCTCAGGTAGCTGTATCCAAAGCGGGGGTATACACAGACTACCAGAAGATTAACATCGCGTCTCGTTTGATTCGTCTCTGCGAGGACGGAGAGAAACACAGTACTCTGTTACGTGCTTCCCGATTCTGCGGCGGTTTGATAGCGGCTGGACGCGCAGAAGAAGATGAGGTCATTCGTGTTCTCACGCGAGAGATTATGAAGCGCGAAGTAGACGACGAGCAATTAGCACTACGTACTATCCGCGACGGCATAGAAGCGGGCAAGCTGCGTCCTATCCATGAGACCATGGACGAGGAGAACAAGATGCGCCGTGAGATGGCTATTAACGATGGTGACATGTCATTCATATCCTCGGACGATGAGGACTTCCGATGGATTGATGACTACGCTAACGGTAACATCGAGGTAGGTCTGGACACAGGCGACACCAGTATGGACGAGTTCTTCCGCTACAAGAAAGAATTCACTATCATCAATGGTCACAGCAACGTGGGTAAAACTACTATGGTGCTTTACCTCATGGTCAACGCTGCTATCCGTCATGGATGGAAGTGGGTGGTGTACTCCTCTGAGAACCGCACAGCAGCCCTGAAGAAAACGCTTATTCAGTTTGCTATGAACAAGAACGTAACTTCTATGAATCACATGGAGAGGAAGCGAGCTTATGAGTGGGTAGGAAAGCACTTCACGGTCATCAGCAATAAGCAAGTGTACAGCTACGGAGATATCATCGTATTCCTTGAGAAGATCCTTCGCCAACAAGAAGTGGATGCTGTTTTCGTTGATCCCTACAACAGCTTAAAGCTTGATATGGGAACTACAAACAAGAGCAGTCACGAATACCACTACGAAGCAGCTTCTGAGTTTCTTACCTTCTCTACGGCTAACAACGTAGCCGTTTGGTTAAACATGCATGCATTCAGCGAGGCGCAACGACGCAAAGGAGACGACGGATTACCCACGGCTCCGTATGCAGAAGACACCGAGGGTGGAGGCAAGTTTGTAAACCGTGCCGACTGCTTCATCACTATTCACCGAAAGGTTCAGCATCCAGACCATTCGCAACGCAGAATCACCGAGTTTCACGTCCGTAAGGTGCGAGACGTAGAGACAGGCGGACAGCCTACTGGCCTTGATGACCCTATCCGACTCGAAATGAATACATCTCGCACAGGATTTAGGGTTTGGCCCAAGCAAAATTTGCTCTTTGATGCTGTTGAACTGGAGGGTGGTGAGCAAGATGTAATAAATTTTCCTGTTAATACGTCGTTTTTAATGCAATAGGCTGTACCTTTGCCTTAGTGAAGCGAAACAAAAACGGGACACCGAGGAGAAAAACAGCCAAGAAGCGGTCTTTGGGGAAGTATAAAAGCGGGTTAGAAAAAACCTGCGCTGATCTTTTAGCTGAATCGGGGCTAAGTTTTACCTACGAGACACATGAATACATGCTCGTAGATAAATTCAAATACCCTGGTATATACTGGAAGATGACTACCAAGCGGAAAGACCTGTCGAATCGAACAGACTCGACGGTCCTTCCCATTAAATACACTCCAGACTTCGTAGGACCAAACGGAGAATGGGTGATAGAAACCAAAGGGTACACTCCATCGCATCATGATTTCCCGATGCGGTGGAAGTTGTTCCTTCGTCACTTGATAGACTCAGGAGAACCAGTCCCAGCTCTCTTCATCTGCAAAAACAAACAGCAGGTGGAGCAAGCAATAGCGATACTAAAAGAACTAGGATATGGCAAAAAAAGATCTAACAAGAGAGCAACTAAGTGATAGCTACAGCATAGCGTGTTTGCGCTTGCATGACTACATCACTGAGTTTTACGAGGATTTGCATGACGTTGATGGGGGTGCATGCATTAACCCTGGAATCGTGGCCAACATGATTACAGTAGCGAGAGTAATCATTAACCACGAACTCGACTTTATCAAGGAGGCTTCGTATCAACACTTCGAGGCCAACTATGATCAGTCAGAACAGGCGGAAATACTCTTCGGCGACGGGGAGGGTAGCTGAAGTTCGATTCATTCGAGCAGCAGAACAACTAGGCTTCCAGGTAACGAAAGGCACCAGGAAGGATGACATGCACTTGCACATCGACTACTGGCTTGCGCACAGCGGAGACAGTACCTGGGGTGTAGACGTCAAGGGCAACAATCTCCCTGACGAGATATGGTGCGAGTTCAAAAACGTAGCGGGCAATCCAGGATGGATGTACGGAGGCGCTGAGATAATCGCTTTTGACATGCCAGAGGAGGGTGGGTTCAGCGTTGTACAACGTGAGGAGCTCAAAGATTATTGCGAGAAAACTGTCGAGGATGTGTTCGTCTCAAACAAGAAGGACGCATACAAGAAAAAGTACACTCGCAAAGATCGAGCAGATGTGATAACCAGACTGAACTTATTGGATATCAGGCTGTTAGATTCATACAGAGTATGGGAATATTCTAAGGAGTTTTAACTATCTTAGCCATCCCTTTTTTTAACCTTTAAACATTTAAAACATGTACGATCCTTCACTTGTCCCTTGGGGCGAGGTAGGGTATGCTGTCTATAAGCGTACCTATTCCAGAGAACTAGAAAACGGTAAGACCGAAGAGTGGGAAGACACAGTTGACCGCGTAATCGACTCTTGCCGAGAGCAACTAAACGTTGGGTTTGAGAAGCACGAAGAGGCTGAGCTCAAAGAGATTATGATGGGACTGAAAGGTACTGTTGCTGGGAGATTTCTCTGGCAACTAGGTACCAAGACCGTAGACCGTTTGGGTCTGCCGTCACTTCAAAACTGCGCCTTCGTGGTGGTCGATGACCCTATCCGTCCATTCACTTGGGCATTCGAGATGCTGATGCTTGGATCGGGCGTAGGCTTTAACATCCAGCGGGAGAACGTATACCAGCTCCCGAAGGTAAAGAGCCGAGTAAAGATTGAGCGTGTAGACGCTAACGATGCAGACTTCATCGTGCCTGATAGCCGCGAGGGTTGGGTAGAGCTGCTTCGCCGTGTGCTGGAAGCTTCGTTCGTTACGGGTGAGGACTTCACTTACGCTGCTCACCTCATCCGCTCCAAAGGCTCAGCCATCAAGGGTTTTGGCGGAACAGCCTCTGGTCCCGAAGACCTCGTATGGGGTATGGGAGAGATCAACAGTATCCTAAATAAAGCTTCAGGTAAACGCCTTCAACCTATTGATTGTCTGGACATTATGAATATCATTGGCAAGATTGTTGTCGCTGGTAACGTCCGCCGATCAGCGCAGATTGCACTCGGTGACTGCGACGATATCGAGTACTTGCGAGCCAAGCGTTGGGACCTCGGTGGTATCCCTAACTGGAGGGCTATGTCCAACAATTCTGTAATCTGTTCTGATGTCTCTGAGTTGCCTGACGAATTCTGGGAAGGGTATAACGGTAACGGCGAGCCATACGGACTGATTAACTTGGATGCATCACGCCGCATGGGTCGTACCTTCGAGGTGGAGTACCCTGACCCTGACGTACAGGGATTCAACCCTTGTGCTGAGCAGTCGCTTGCCAACTTCGAGACGTGCTGCCTTGCAGAGATTTACCTCCCGAACATCGAGAGCTACGACGAACTGCTTAAAGTAGCTCGCTACTTGTATCGCATCAACAAGCACAGCCTTGCCATCAAGTGTGCGATCAAGGAGACTGAGGACATCGTTCACAAGAACATGCGTATGGGTATCGGAGTTACGGGTTATCTTCAGGCTACCGAAGAGCAGCGTAGCTGGTTAGACGGTTGTTACAACTACATTCGAAACTATGACAAAGAATACTCTAGACTGGCAGGATTTCCAGCATCCATTAAACTTACAACAGTCAAGCCTTCTGGAACGCTTAGTCTACTTGCTGGCGTTACACCAGGAGCTCACCCAGGATACAGCGAATACTACATTAGACGAATCCGCATGTCAGCTGATAGCAGTTTGGCACATGCCGCCAGGAAGCACGGGTACCCTGTGGAGTACGTGCTGAACTTTGACGGCACAGAAGACAAGTCTACCATCGTAGTGAGCTTCCCTTGTAAGTTCCCAAAGGGCACGACGTTTGCTCAGGACATGACGGCTATCGACCAACTCGAAGTCATCAAGCGCTTGCAGGCCGAGTGGTCAGACAACGCTGTGTCCGTGACCATCTACTACCGCAAGGAGGAGCTGGATGCAATCAAAGAATGGCTGGCGCTTAACTACAAGCAAGTCAAGTCTGTTTCGTTCTTACTTCACAATGAGCACGGATTCAAGCAAGCTCCTCTCGAAGAGATTGACGAAGGCACTTACTTGGAGATGCGCAAAGGTGTAACCCCGATCACAAGTCTCGAACAGATTGACATGGACGAGGTGGAGATTGACGATTGCGAAGGAGGAGCATGTCCAGTAAGATAAAGCTACTCATCGAAGACATCCACGACTGGTACATGGACAAGTTTGGATGGAAGCGATACATGAGACAGATGGACCGACAAGGCAGGTGCTACAAGTGTGGCAGGAAGCACTGTGAGTGTCATCTATATAACTTCTGATATGAAGCGTATAGATCAATGCTGGATATCCCAGCTGTATTATCTTAGCGATGTTACACCGAGACGTGCTCGGAGTAGCGCTACCTAAACGGGAAGGGGCTTCGGCCCCTTTCTTTTTTGGGTAAGGTAAGCTGTTCTTCTCTATAAAACGGGTCTAACTCAGCCCCGAAGCATTCGTTACCCCAGTTAGCTAAAACCATCTGTAGGTCATAGATGTTGAAGATTCCATCGCCATTGAGGTCACCTTCCTGCCAGTCCAGCTCTTGCATGTGTGAAAGCATTATGAGCAAGTCTTCCAATCCAACCACTAAGTCTCCGTCAAGGTCCCCAGCACAATACGTGCCAGCACCAATGCCTGGCCGAGTAATAGGAAGCACAGCATGCATACGCTCTATCTGCCCCTCAGTGAAATTTGTTCTGCATGAATCTACGTAGTAGTCCATATGGTTGTTAGGCGTGTAGTCATACAATCCAGGAGGGCATATAGGGTTCTCGCAGCTCCAGTTGGTCTTGGTTGGTGGGGTGTCGCATACATAATCGCCTGTCTCTTCGCACGGACCTAGGTCTTCACCACAGTAGTCTACGTTTCTAAATACGTGATGCAAGCTAAGATAGTGGCCCACCTCGTGAATCAACGTCTTGTTCTCGTCTCTGTCTTGCCAAAGGTGGTCACCAATACGCCCGAATACATTAGTCCTAACCCACACCCCGTCAAATGGAGTAGTAGCCTGTGCGGTCCAAGCAAAGCCCAGGATGCCAGCACAGAACTGAGGAAATACATGGACGTTCATGTATAGGTCTCTGTCCCATACGATATTCTCTAGGTAGTCTTCGGTTGTACTCCATCCGTAGTAGCTGTAAGGAACACAGGTATTGTAAAGCTCAAGGGTTGGCTCCATACCTTCTACCTCATCTAGGTTGTGGTACTCTATAGCAACTAGGTCGAAAGTGAACATTGCCTCCTCGAACTCCTCGTTCAGGTGCTCGTGTGCGTCCCATATGATAGCATCGCCCAATAGGCTATACTCATAAGGAAAGCTGTCTGTGTAGTGTACGTGTACTACGTAGTTTACGTTCTTCCAAGATGGGGGGTCTGGATTGTACCCCATCATTCTTACCGCTGGGGTAGGTACATCGAAGACTGCACAGCTATCCTGGCCCGCAACCATAATCTGTGACAGCAGGCATAGTGCTAGAGCGGCAAACCTCATGCCATTTGATTCTTCGCTAAGAGCAGCTTGATCTCCTGGATGTCCTTAAGCAACTGCTTGACATCCTCTTTGAACTCTGTGTTGTCGTTCTCTAGGGCGTCTACCCTAGCAGAGAGCTTATTGTAATCCGCGTGAAACTTTACCCAGCCACCTACGAGCGTAATCGCCAGCATTAAAAACTCGAAGTGACTCAGGTTGTCCATCATGGCTTTCTAGTCTTCTCTACAGTACGACCAGCGAAATATGCGCCGAACACAGTTAGCATTAATATTTCCAACAAAGATACGTAACTATCTTTTACGTTAAATGGCTGATTATCAAGGCTGTCCAGAAACATTGTAACAACAAAAACGGTTATCAATACTATTAGCATGACGGGTCTTATCAGCTTCGCGAGCTTGATGTCGCTGCTCATATCCGCCTGCCAACGTTCTGTCACGTTTTTCTGAAACTGAACTTCAGCGTCGATCTTAGCCTTGGCTTCGGCTGGGTCGATTCCTGGCTCTTTCTTCAAGAGATTCTTTACGATGCCGAGACCCCCCTTGTCTGGGAGGAGGTCACCGACAGTATCGAATACGTTAGGGGCTTTCTCTTTGAGCCACCCACCTAACTTAGTGTCTTTAATCTTGTCCACGCAGTTGTTCGTATTGCTTGTTAAACTTCATCAAAAGGCTTCTCTCCTTCTCATAGAGCTCATATATTCTGTTTTGTCGCTCTACATAGTTCTCTATGTCCCTAGCCTCTTTTCTAAGCTCTCTGAGGCGCTTTATTTGCTTCTCTGTTTTTTTACGAGCAGACTCCAGCTTCACGATTCCTTTGTATCGATCATCAGACTTGTTGTCTGACGCTTTTCTTTCTTTGTACAGCTGAGAAACTGTGTTTGCATTCTCTACGTAAACGTCTGAGTCATAGTACTTTGAGAACTCACCGTATACTTTTCTTAAGAATGGGAAGTCATTTGCTTTCATCTGCACCTTCTCTCCCTCCTTGATGGTTTCGTAAAGGTCTTTGCTCGTCCCTACTGTCCGTGTAACGAACTGACCAGCACCACCGATGTAATATTCGAACCCATACCAGAACTTATCTGGGTTGAAGTCAACCTTGCCTGGGACAAATTCGCTACCGCCTGTAGCTTCATTCATCCATTGGAAGAACTTACGTACACCCTCAGGTGATCGGAACGACATCTCCGCTTCTGGCTTAGGTGCACCTACAGGGAACTGCTCTTTGTAAACCGAGCTGCCGAAGTAGCTCTCGTTGACAGCGATGTCTACAAGCGGCTTGAAGATGGTAGGAGTGGCACCCTTAGCTAGGTACTTGGCCGCATCCTTGGACTGACCAAAACTGATTGGTGAGAATGAACTGAACGCTGAGTTCAGTAAGAACATACCAGCATCCGTCATGTCTCTCTGTCCGCCCGCTACCTCAGCCATAGCGCTACCCATGTTAGCGAATACATTGAAGCCGTATGGGAGCGGGATCTTCAAGTAGTTCTGACCATCATACATGATGATGAGGTTGCGCTCCTTCTCGTAGTCAGGGATTTTGTTGTAGAACAACACACCATCCTCGTCTTCGTCGCTCATAGCGAGGTTGAGAGCCGTGAGCATACCCGTAGTCAGTGACAAACCGAACGCCATCTTCTGTGCGGCGTTGAGGCGGTTGTGCCATGATTCCAGCTCACCGTTAGGCTTGCGTATATCCTTCAGGGTGCCGAGGGAGCGAGCGAGTCTTACAGTGCCCTGTACCGAAGCGTTGAAGAACATGTACCATGCGTTAGCTACAGCACCTAGTTCACCTGAGCGGTTGAAGTTTACTGTGATGTTCTTAGCAAGCTCAGCAGCTTTCTCTCTGCTAGCACCAGCCTTACGTGCCTCCATGTATGCAGCGAGACGGATAGAGTTCTCGAACGCATCGTTCACATTCTCTACAACGTCAATGCTGTTTTTCATCATCCACTCTCGCGCCTTCTGAGCCTTGTTCTTTTCGTTTACTTCTGCTTCGATCTCAGCGGCGATAGTGCCTACGTCCTTTACGAATCCCCATCCTGTCTGTCCTCCATCTTCTTTGAATTCCTCGAAGTACGCAGCCATCTCTGGGTCCATGTCTTTACCAACAGCATCTTTCAACAGTGCTGGCAGTGTCTTCTTTACAGTCTGGATAATCTTCGTAGCGATGTACTTAGATTGAATCTGACCTCCTGGGATGTCTGCTTCTGCCATGGCGTTGAACAGCGCTGACTGGATATCCCTTGCGAAGTTGGAAATGATAAATTCAGGGTTAGCCGTAGTGAACGAACGTCTCAGGAACCCAGAGAATGACCGCATCACCTTGCTGAAGAGGTCGAGCTTCTCAACCCCCATGTTCTTCAAAGCCTTCGCGTGATCGGCATTGGTGAAGACGATGAACTTCTGGTCACCGTTCACACGTACACCGACAGCGCTCTGCGCATCAAACGGAACCTCGCTAGAAATCTTCCACACCTTAGTGTTTGGATTGGATTCGACGAGATTATAAAGTGATGATAGTGCTTCGTTCTTACGTGCCTTGGCGTGAACCGCTGCGTTCTGTGCGATAGCCTGAGCCAGCACGTTATTGGCTTCACTGGCACGACCTCTAGCTCTACGTGTAGTGTCACCGTAGATGCTCATGCCTGCTCCACCCGTTGGGTATAGCGACGTGTCCGCGCTCATCTCGTCAGCTGACAGACCTCCAAGAGGGACGTAGTTATCGAACATCGCTTCGAATGCGTCGATAGTCTCTTGACTCTCCAGTCCGAACTTGACCATAGTCTGTCGGGTGTCCTTGGTGATGGCATCTACCTTCTTAGCGATAGATTCGAGAGCAGCTTTCTTCTCTGGACTAAAGCTGTCCATTACTTCCTGGGCTCTCTCGTTGCTCATACCACTACCACTCAAGGTCTCCCCATCGGTACGCTCTGCAATCAAGGCGTTACGTTCTTCTGCGTGTCGAGCAATCAAGAACTGCGATACATCCTCACCGATCAGGCCAGCATCCTTCATCTCCTGAGAGATGACCTTCACCTTCTCGTCCAGCTTCTCAAGGTCGTTAGCCGTCTTACCGTACATCAACGTCTCTGCATTGATGAAGTCCTGAGAGATATCTACAACAGCTTTCTTCGCCCCCTCGATAGCTCTTTGCAAACTGAATACGTTGGCGTACTTGTTAGCGAACAACTGGTCTACACGGGCCATGAATGCTTGGAAAGCGTTCAGGTTATTTGGTTCAAACGGAAGGTCCGTAGAAGGGTCTTTAGGTAACGCGAGGTCTATTGACTCTTGAGTACCTACGTTTCTGGTTACTTCAGCCCCCAGCAAACTTCTTTCAGAAGCTTTCACGGCGCTCCTAATGCTGTCTCTTTCTTTCTTTGCAGCGTCTCTTTTTGTTAACCTCTTTAAATAGGCTTCTTCTGATTTGTTTAGATTCTCATTATTAATGAGTTGCACTTCATCTCTTTCTGTTAAAAGGTTTCCTTTTCTGTTTTCCAAAATAGAAGAATACAAAGCTTCAACTTTTTGCCTAGATGAATCACTTATTCTTGCACTCTTAACAGCGTCCCTTGCTTTTTGTAAAGCTTTTTCAGCTGCTGAAACCTCCTGCCCAATGTTTTTGCCTTTTTTCGCCCCCTTCCTTTTAAAAGCGCTCAGCAAATCAAGCCAGGTCAGTCTTTTTTCTGGCTGAAATTCCTTTATAGAGCCCTCCTTTACTTTAAGTCCAGCGGGGAAAGCCAAATCTTTCCTAGAGGGAAGGACTTCAATATCAACTCCATCAAGCTCTAAGTCCCCATCTAGTATTACTAGTTCGTATGAGTACTCCTTAATCAAAGGCATTGTGCCTACCAACCCTTCTTTTGCAAGGTCTGATTGCTTAAGGTCCCTTATTGAATTAAGTTGATTTATGCTTTTCGAACCGAATGCAGTGCCTGTAACAAAACTAAACACACTGTTTCGGGTGGTCATGGACTCGGTGTTATTGGCTCTTTTAAGCGTTTCTATAAATGCAGCCTTAGTTTGAGGCACCGCAAATCTATTGGCTACTCTGCCTGACTTCACACCTATTGTAACGTTTTTAAACCCTTCAGGTCGTTTTACACCAAGACCTTTTAGCTGTGCGGCAATCAACAATGTTTTTAGTCTTGGTTGCTTTTTGGGATCTTTCAATAAAGAGTTAAAAATCTCAACAACTTCACTATCTGTAAGGTCGCTTTCCTCTATCAGCTTAATAACCTCCTGGCAAACTCTTTTGTTACTCAACATTGAGTCCTCTCCCATAACAACAGGGGCTACGAAGATGGTTCCCTTCAATGAATCGTCTCCTTCCTTTCTTCTTTTGTTGTAGTCATCAATAGCTCTCTGTCTGAGCTCATCAAGCCCCTGTTCAGCTTTTTCTTCTGTGGAGAAACTAAGCAAGTAGCCAAGAGGCGTGTCTTGATAAATACCAGACTCCCCCTCATAGTTTGTCCCGTCATACCCCACAACAGACAAAAACTTACCGATCATATCAATAAGTCTGATGGTTGGCAGCTCTCTTTTGGCGAAAGCGCTAGCATCAAAGATTAAATCATCTGACTCAAGATCCACGCTCTCCAAAGATTGTGTGTCAGAGGGAACCTCTACCGACTGAACAGTGTCTGTTTGAGCGTCGGTAGCTACGTCTGAGTGTGCATCAATAGTAACCGTACCGTCACCATTGTTCCTCACGGTGAAAGCTAAGTCAGCTTCTTGAGTTGTTGGAATCAAGAACTCAAGGTTGTCCCCGAAGTCTCTCCCTAACTGATCGAGCTCATCCACATTCAAGCCATCAGTGAAGAATGTCTCGCTATAAACTACAGGTAATTCAGACTGCGAGTCTTGCTCCAAAAGCATATTCTCGTTGTAGAATGCAAGCTCCCCTGTTTTTTCAATTTTGCGAATCTTGCCCACAGCAAACTTCAAAGCGGCACCTGCGTTCTTTCTTATGTCTACATACCTGAGATACCTCTTCCTACGGTCCATAGAGGCTTCGGCCTTATCCATCTTTCTCTGCTGAGGAGTTCTCAGACGTGGCTCCATATCAATGATCTCACCTGTTTCTCTGTCGCGCTTTGGCTTCGGTGGATTAATCTTCTTGATAGTACCGTCATCACCCGTATACGTGAATTGACCGATGTTGTTAGCCATCTTGCCGTTACCCGTCTCTTTCAGGTACCAGTTTCTGAAATGCCAGTAGTCATTGAAACGCAAACCGTTGGTCTGATAAGACTGTTGTCCCCCCATCTTATCCAAGTAGTAAACCCTGTAGTTAACCACCTTGTTGATGAGGTCTGGGTATGCTCTAGATGGCTTGCGCATGCCAAGGTCTCTAGATTCTGTTTCTGCCGCTCCCTCCACTGGTATTTCCTCTCTCTTAAACTCGGCCCCCTCATCTCTAGCCTGCTTAAACTCTTTGATGAAGTTGAGGAAATCGGTAGGTGTAATCTGCTCACCCATGATGGCCTTCTCCAAACCAAACACGCGGAGGAAGGCTCTCAAAGCCCCCTCTATAAAACCTGGTTTTTTAGCTTCGGGCAAGGCGTTGATCAGGCGCTCAAGGGCGTTGGTAAGCTGTTCGTTTATCATGTCGCCTTCAGGCTTTCCTTCGTAAGTTGCCTCTACAGCAGCAAATATCTTTTTAGCCTCTGTTTCTAGCCCAACCCTTCTAGCCAGTCCAAGCAGCTCAGCCTTGTAGCGCTTCAAAGTGGCTACGTCAGCAGTGGTAAACGCCAGGTGCAGAAACTCGTGAGTAGGCGTATCGTAAACACCCTCCAGGTCCTCAGCTTCTGCCCCAGTAGCCATCTTTTCAAGATCCATATGAATGGTCTTGGTTGACTTATCTCTAAAGAATACGCCTCTTCCTGTCTTCCCAGTAGCCTTCAAATAGCTGTCAGATGTCTTGTGAAGCACAACCTTGATCCCAAACCTTTTGAAGCCTCTCATCAGGTTGTTTACGGTGCCAATTACATCTCTGTACTTGCTCTTTACTCTGTCGTCTACATCTGCATCCTCGTCGATAGATGGAGCGAACTGATTGTCTGCATCTCCCTCAAGGCTGTTGTCTTCAGCAGCTTCTCTTCGTGCTTGCACATCCCCTTCAACCTCTCCTTGTTGATCCTGTGCATCATCGTCTTTGTTCTGTTCAGGCGAGTTAACAGCTTCAGCCGCCTCAAGAGAGGCTTTTTGGGCTCTAAGTTTACCTTCCAGTTCTTTCTGAGCAACCACCTCTGGGTCTGTATCTCTCTTATCTTTCCATACAGCAGCCTTTTCATTTCTAGCCTTAGCGATAGCTTCTACCTCAGCACCGTAAGCCCCCTCGAATGAATCAAACCCTGCTGCTTTTGCAGCTTGATCTTCAAGTTGAATCTTCTTGTCTACAAGGGTTTTAATCTCTTCAAAAATAGACCCCTGAAACTCTGGATCATTTGAGGTCTTGTGCTGCATTACCCTCAAGTTGATAAGACCTTGGGTCCTTGCAATCTCATCAAATGCCTCTGGATCGGCTTGAGCGATAGCGTTGTACACTCTGGCTATAGCTGAGTTAGCCCCAGAAGTCTTCTTTACTTCTTCTTCTAGCCTTGCGAGAAGGTTTTCTTTTTCCTGTTTTGTTTTAGCTTCTTGGACTTGCTTAGCAAGCTCAGCGACTTTTTTCTTTTGAGCTACTACGTTTCTGCTGTTTACAGCAAGAGCAGCTTGAACTCCACCACCAAGGGCGCCAGAAGTAAGACCAGAGAAACCACCAAGTGCAACACCAGCCTTAAATCCTTCGTATGCCCTTCTGAGCATTTCGTTCTGATCAAACACAGCTGTATCGTCACCGCCAGCTTGTCTTGCCTGAATCTCACTCCAGTACTGTAAAGCGCCCGTAACACCCTCTGTGGCAGCCTCCTCCGTAATCCCTAAAAACGTTGATTTTAAAGTGTGCTTAGACCATTCCTCTACAGCGTTTTTCTGAAGTTTAAATATACCATGAGTCATGTCAGAGGCTTTCGCGCCTCTTCCAAGTATCCGACCAAGAACCATGGCTGGCAACAATTCAGCGGTAGACTGTTGTGAAAGATACCAGGCCCTTTCCGTTGCTGAAAGGTTATCGTACCAGTCTTGCCCTACGTTGTCTGAGTGCATCTGACCAGCAACCAACACATCGGCAAAAGCAAGCGTTCCAGTGTTTTTAATCCAGAAGTTCGCCGCCTGAGCGTTCTTCTTCATCTTCAAAACCTCTGCGGTAGATATGAACTTGTTGGTTTTAGGGTCAATAAATCTCTTTGCTCTCACTCCGTACTTGCCTGCCGCTTTAATTCCTGCGGTTTTAGCTAAGAATGCACCGCCTTTAGAGCCGATAGCCAAGTCCAGCAACAAAGGGGCTGAGTCAATCAGCATATCAAGGCTGGTATTCAGAACTGCGGGCAGATCATTGTTTAGAGCGCTACGATCAAGCATCGCCTGCATGTCTATATTGCTGACGTTTTTTTGCGCTCTCACCCACTCTCTCCTTGCCTCTGGGCTAGTAAATGCAGCCCAAAATAGCTCTTTCTCATTTTCTGGAGATATGCCAGCAGCCGCCTCAGTTGCCGTCCTTACCCTGTCTTCTTTTTGGTCTTCGATGAACTGTTCATCCTCCTCTGCTAAATTGCCTCCAGCAAGGTCATAAATCGTGTTTGACAGGCTGAAAACAAAGTCATCCATGACGGCGACCGCGAGGTTTGCCCCCTTTCTACCGAGGTATCTCCCAGCATTAGCCAAGGGGTTGTCGGTGTACACGTCTCCAATACCTCCGCTTTCATCAAAGTCAAATCTTAAACCACGGTCGAGATAGAAAGCCTCTTCAAATTGAGCCATTTTTTCAGGGTCGTTCTTGATATAATCAGGAACTATCTGATTTAGCTCTCCGCCTAGGTCTGGATAGAAGTATGCGTTGTTAAATCTGTTCGTGTACTCTTTGTTCAGATCATCTATCGCTTTATTTTTATTCTCCTCAAGAGAAAACGTAGAGGGGTCTTTGTACAGCTTTAGCTTGTCTGAATACCCAAGGAAGTTAGTGGCTTCCATGGCGCTGAGAAGATCAGCTTCGGGGTCTGCCGCGAAAAAATCACGAGGATTTACATCGTTTTCGATCAGCAGGTTGTTGAGTGCCGCCCTGTTGGTATCGTCGAATATCTTCCCGAACCTCTCATCGCCTATTAGATTATTGATTTCTTCACCATAATCTAAAAGCGTCTTCTCCTTTTCTGGCTCAGCTGGAGCAGCAGCCTGGTCCTGAGTAACAACGGCTTCAAACCCACTGTCATTAATCGTCATCAACGCTTTCGTTGATGTCTCCTTGTCTAATCCCAACAGATTAAACAAGTTTGAGGCTTGACTAGCGTTTAAACCCCTTTGTTGAGCGTATCTAGCGTAGTAGTTTGAATCCTTTCCATTCATAAAGCAAATATAATCAATTCGCTACTGAAGGGTCAGGTCCCTATATTCACGTTGCCTTCTTCGTCGAGTGATACCTCCCTGCCTTGCCTTTGTGCCTCCTGAACCCCTGGGGGCAAACCCTCAACAAACGTTTCTTCTACGCCCTCAACCAAGAGTATTCTTTCTCTGAGCTCTCTCAGTTTGTCTTCATAGGAGTTAAGGCTTTTTAGCCTGTTCTGATTGACCTTATAACTTGGTTGATTCTGCTCCTCCATTCTTTCCCTTGTGGCCCTAACAATCTCTTTATTGATAAGTCTATACTGCTCCTGGAGATCATCCACCTTCATTAGGTTGTCAGCAAATGATTGCATATCGTCTTTCAAGAACCCTGGCCGAGGAACCTGAACTCTACCTATATTTATAACTCCAGAAGTTCCTAGTCCTTGCAGATACTCTAGATAGTCTCTTTCCTCCTTGGACTTAATGGTCTCTCCCTCTTCATTTTTCTTGGGTATGGGCTTTACTCCGTCTTGTTGCTTGTTATCTTCTTCGACGACTTGCTGTCCAGACTCCTTTGCTCTAGCTCTCTCCCATCGAGTTTTGACTGCTCTGGCTCTAGACTCTTCACTAGAGGCGAATGAACGCTTTGCAAGGGCGGACATGACCTCATCCCCCAGTTGCATCCTTAAAGTCTCGTATTCGTCAGAATTAGCCTCGTAGATACGAGTAGTTCGACTGATTGTCTCTTCTTCTTCGTCGAGCTCTTCTACAGAGGCGTAAAGCTTTCCGTCACTCCCGATATTTACCGCTGTGATAGCAAGCTCATCGTTCTCCCCAAATACAACGTCGTCCTTCAACCTCATCAGCGACCTAAACCCAAGTGTAGAGTTCAAAGCCTCTTCTTTGAGAATGTTAAGTTTTTCATTCGGTTCGCCAGGCTCAAGGCCCATTTCTTTTCTGGCTCGTTCTTCTCCGTAGTACTTTGAAAACTCTTCTAGATTGCCCAGCAAGTCGTCTACAGCTCCAGCAGGACCAACTAAGTTAGCTCTATCCTCAAAGGACACCGCCATGCCGAGAGTCTGTTCTTCGACTCCTGGGGCTGCTTTATCCACTCTGATGCCTGAAGGCATATCCTCTGGGGTAAACACACCAGCAAAAGCCTTAGATAGCGCATCTCTTTCTGCTTTCTCAGCGGCGGCTAAAGAAGCAGCAACCTTTCTTTCTTTTGAGCTTCTCACTTGAGATACCTGCTGATCGGCAAACCAATTAACAGCCTCTTGGAATTCCTCTGGACTGTTGATGACTTGTGCTACCCTTGCTGTCAAGGCTGTTTCCGAGAACGTGGCGAGCTTCTCCCCTTTGTCCTGGAGCCAGTGCATAGCAATCGTCTGCTCCCACACTGCATCTCCTCGCGTACCAGCGATAACAGAGTCTTTTACTTGCTTTTCGAGGTCTGGCGACTGTAAATCAAAGATAGCTTCATTGGCTGTAGCCCAGTCGTCAAGACCTTTAATCTTCTCCATCTGCCCTTTCTTTCGAAAGAATAGAGGGTTTTCCCCAGAAAATGTTGGGTCCTGGAAGGCTGGCATATACTGGCCTTCTGCGCCCATGACCATAACCTGCATAGAGCTTGGGTCGAAGTATGTATTCGAATAAGCAGAGGTGTACTCGTTGTACTTAGCCATGGCTTCATCGCCAGTTATATCGTAATCCAATGGATTCTCTGAAACCTTCCTGGCAGCATCAAGGTAAGCTGTATTTTTTGCTGAGGCGGCAGTAATGTACTGATTAGCCATCTGCATAGTGTTGTCAATCTTCCTCTTGAGGTCCGAACTAGGGTTCTGGGCATACTGGTCCATCATGCCTTCCACGGCCTCAGCATATGTCTGGGCCACCTGTCTTGACCTGTCGTCCAGACCCGCTGCGCTAGCCGCCATCTTGTTGGCATTTGTAGCGAACAGGTCTTGCTGGGCTTCGTTAGCCTTCTTCTCTGTCTCAAGCTTGGTAATGACTCCGCCCAGCGGATCAGCTGTAGTTGCTCCTATTCCCGATCTTAATAATGCCATTACTTAAATGCTTTAAAAGTCTTGTTGGCTTCAGCTTTGTTTGCTGTTGCTTTTCCTTTACTCATGAGGTCCTTCAAAACCTTCTTGAGGAATCGTCGTTGTTTAGGGTTGAACACGAGTGTCTCATCACCAGTCATCTCTGCCTCTACGTTTCCGTTCTTGTCGTATACGTACTTAGGGTTTGTGCTGTGATCAAACTCACCCTTTAGCTTTACAGAGCCGCCCTGCTCCCTGTATACGCCTTGAAACAACCTAAAATCTGTTTCAGGCGTGTAGGGAAGAACGATAGGTGCGTTTAGCCCTGGCTTTGTTGTAAATGCACTAAACGCATTTAAATCGTTTTCTAGCGCCATGGCTTCAAGGTCAGCAGGGTTTCTAAAATCTCTGAGGTATTCAGGGCTCATACCTACAGCAAGTGGGTTTTGACCAAATCCAGCTACACTGGAGCCCAAAGACCTACCAGTTATATCAGCCCCAAAAGCTGAAGCTTCAGAAAAGTTTACACCCCTAGCGTCTATAACGTCTTCGACTGTAATATCTTCAGGCTGATCTATATCTACGATCGCAGAATCATCAAGGGTCATCCCAGCAATATCGGGGCCTTGAGTGGTGGCTTCAACAGCTGACTTGGTTCCAGGTGAACCTCCAAGTCCATCCGCAGCTCCGATACCCGCAGCGGCAGCCCCTTGTAATCCAGATATCGCTGTTTCCATGCCCGCCTGATAACCCATCTGAGCTTCCAACAGCTTTCTAGTTCTCTCTGCTTGCTCTGCTGTAATGTTAGCATCCATGGTTCTCTGCTGTGCAGCCGCAAGTTTACCGAGAGCTGCTTGCTCTCTCTGGAAGCCCCTCTGCGCTGCTTGAGCTACGGTCTCTCTCTGAATCTCGGCCTGAGCTTGAGTACCACCAAGCAAAGCCCTTGAACCAGCTCTCTCCAGGGCTGTTAGGTTTGCAGCTAGGGTTTCTCTAGACTCGCTGATTTCAGCCTCCATAGCTCTGTCTCTTTGAGCGTTCTGATACATGTCAAAATACTCTTGAGCGGTTTGGAAGCGCGGTAAACCCTTTCTTTCAATTTCTTCGAGTTGGTCGCTGGCCTTTCTGGCTTGCGAGGCACCGAACACAGCCCTCCCCAAGTCAATACCAGTCTTTGCTAAATAAGCTATTGTTAGTGGATCCATTATTTCTTCTTATTGACTTTTTTAGGTAATCTAACCTCCTGACCGAGATTCGACCTCTGCGTGTTTAAATTAATGCCGTAAAGCTCCCACTTGCCATTAGTGTCCGCATCATTCTGATTGGTAAGCTTGACCTTACAAAAGTAATCACGAAGTGGGTCTCCATTCGTGGCGGCATCTAGAACAATTTTTACAACGTCGTTAGCGGCAACCGTGTGGGCAGCACTCAGCTTTAGCTTATTCCTACCAGAGACCTTGTTTACAGTCTTTGATGTGTTGGTCCCATTGACATACACAGAAGCCCCTTTCGGTATAGGCTGGAAGTTGATGTTGGACGCAAACGTGATTTCATCACCAGCACTGTTAGACAAGACCTTACCGAGAACAATCTGATTTGCATTGTCAGCACTCACAGTTGTGTCCCTAGGTATCTCAGCGTACTTACCTCTTTCCTTCTCGTTAAAGTCGTCTTTAGTCAGAGAGGAGGATTGATCGCTTGTGCTGAAGCTAACGTCGAAGTTGTCAGAAGTAGTTTCAAGACCTATGGCCTCGAATACCTTAACCATTGATGGTTCTTTGTTAGCAACTACTTCGATTATGCTGTCTTCTTGAGTACCGTAATAGTTAGCTCTCTGAATCGTGTCTATGATAACTCCCTCCCTGATTAGTTCATCAGCATGCGCCCAAAGAATGTCACTTGTATTGACGGCATGCTTTGCCGAAATCAAGTTATCTCCTACTCTACCATAGCAATCTGGAACAAAGCTGTACTGAGATACCCATGACTTAAGGGAGTCCTGATAAGCCAAGGTAAAGCCATCAACATTTATTAAGCCTGAAGCCTTATCTGAGTAATAAGAATAATCACCCACCGTCAAGAGATATTGCCCGTAGTCAGGGTCCCAGCCCCCAACAATTCTTGGAAACACGCCGTCTGGAGCTGTACCACCAGCGTCATACAAAGACCTCTGAACCTTGTCCAGCTCCCCAACCAAGAAGCTGTCTATTGTCTTGGAGGAGATGTCTGTAAGCCCGTCGTTCGACAGCCTAAACACCTTTCTTGCATTGACATCCAAGAAGAATACCTTTCCTTCAGCGCTAACCACAGACCCTTTATTGCCAGAAGAACCGTAATCCCCCATGTAGTATCCAGGCTCTCCCATTACGTTTTTAGAAATGGTCACGTTTTGACTACCGTCGGTATAGTTCACCACATTCTTACCAATGGGTATTTTGCAAACCTTAGAATCCTGAAGGCAGAATATATGTCCTCCTCCATCAATAAGTTTGTCAATTAGCCCATACCTAAACGACAAATCCATGTAGTTTGCAAGACTGAGGTTAAAATCAGACAGCCTAAGAACAGGCGAATCACTATTAAATCTGTCGCTATATGTAATAGAGTGTCTTCTCTTGTTGGTTGCTGCATCTTTGTTTACCGCTATGCTTCTGCCAAAGAAATTAGCTGGAGAGCTGTAGTAATGAGAGGCGTCTTGGCTTTCTATGAATTGATTTTCATAGTCGTAGCCATTTAGGAACCTGGCTTTAAATCTAGCATCTATGTCCAGGTTGCTGTGGGTGTCATCAATGATATGAGTTGCATCATACTCCGAAACTCTTATCGGTGTGTTTTTGTACCACACGTCTCCACCCCCAAGGTTTACTATACTATTTCCGCTGGTTGGGATTTCATCAACTGAAAATGTCTTGTTGATCTCTCTATATACCTTTTTCGATGGTGCCTTTATTTTAGGGGTGTATATCTCTACAACTACGTGTCTAGACCAGTTGATAATTGGGTGGAAGTGCGCACTATCCGCAGTGTGGCCTGGAGACGAACCAGAGTCATATTCATCCCCAGGAACAACGTGGGCTACACCGCCATTGCTGTTTGTAGCTCTGTCCGCAGCCCCCCACCCAGCGTGACCTGGGTCTTCTAGCACCAAGAAGTGACCCTTACACGGTGCGTAGTTACCCCTAATCAACGGGTTTCTAAGGGAGATAGGATGCGTTCTAAGCCGTTTATATTCGTTAATCCTAAGTTCTTCAATGAGCTCGTTAATTGCTTCTGATTGATCCTCTGACCCCCCTATAAACGAATTAGGATCTTCTTCCCCTCCTGTTATCCTGTTTAAAGCATTCATAACAAAATCACCAAACCCCGACCTTTCGCCCTCTTCAATTTCTCTGATTTCCGCCCTCAAGGACTCAGCGGTCTCATCTGCAATGTCCTCCCTCAAATGCCTAAAGTCAACAACCTTAAATTCAAGATTGTCTGGGTAAACATAGTTTCCAGAATCATCCTTGTACTTAAGAATTCTGAGTACGTCGCCTTGCTTAAACTTGTAGTTGTAGTCAACCCCTTTGTCGCCTACGTATGAGACACGGGATCCAGACCACGATTTTAAGGAGACGTATATTCTGTTGTCGTGCTCCTCTCCTTGTGTTTCGCTGTAGCTAGCGTCATAATAGTAAGAAGAGAAACCGTCCGCAACAGAGTATTGTTTAAAGTCAAGGATGTCTTGATTTCCTCCGTAAACAATACCAAAGTCTGTAGCCCAACTAGGGTGTGTTAAGCCTTTCAAATTGAGCTTAATCTCTGCCCTGCCCCTCTTCTCTCGCTCGCTGATATGCTTGACGTAAACAGAACCGAGTTCGTTTACAAATCCGTTTCTACCTCTTTCGTCATAGTAGACAATACCAAAATCATGATTTACCCCAGCCTTCCACGTTTTACTTCTCTCTAAGTCGCCAGAGAAAAGACTTTTATTTGAGTTGCCTAATTCGTAATCGTCATTTGAGTTAGATATAGTATCGACGTAATCAGCCATAGTGTCGTCAACCCCTCCAGAGTTGTTAAGGTTGTACGATTGAGAGGCTAAATCGTAATCTACGTATTGGCCCAGGCTCGATTTATACCACAGAACATCACCAAGGTCTTGTCCGACTACTACATTTGTCACATATGGCCTAATCGGAATAGATGAAGACGGAGTGTGATAACTACCTACTGTAAACCCTAATGAAATAGTAGCTTTTTTAATTTTAATTGAGTCAGAAACTGGAGAAACAGCAGGTGTTTCATCTCCAGAAACTGGCGGATTGGAGTCGTTGTAATCGAATCGCAGTCCGTAACTTTGTTGCCCCGAATTAAACCTAATGTTATTCAACATAGACACAACAGCCTGCGGTGTGCTTATACTTGACTGGGTAACCTCGTAAGAGGTCTTTATTTTGAATACCTTCGAGTTGAATCTCAACGCCGTATCTGAAGTGCCGCCTAGGTCTAAGTCTGGATCAGAACCGCCTATTAAATTAAGAAGATAGTCTATGGGTTGCGGTGTGGCAGTACCCACAATTGGATCGTCAAGGTAGACGGACCATTGCCCGTTAGTATCTATAGAGAAATCAAGGCTAAGTGACTCACCCTTGTATAACGTTTGAGGACAGTTAGAAAAGTCTAAAATAATATCATAATCCCCAGGGGCGGAAAGGTTTTTATTAGTTACGTTAATCCTGTAATCAAGAGTCTTTACATCACTATACTCTACTAAAAAGTTAGCGTTTGTAGAATGATTAGGATAACCTTCTTCGTAACCACCATAGAACAGCCTACCGTTAGATATGGTTTGAGCGTTTGACTTTTGTGGTACGTTGTCGAACATCTTAAAAGCGTCGATCTCAGCCATTGCTGGATAAGCCTGTGAGTTGTAAAAATGAAATACACCTACGGCTGGAGAAGTTCCCCCTTCGTCATAATCCCAGAAATCTCTACCATCAACCTGAGATGCAGGTTTGTTGCTAGAAAAAGAGAAGTTCCCAGCTTTGTAAAACACCCCAGACTCTAAATCTCTGAAGATGATGTTTACGCTATCTACCTCTTGTCCGCCATGAGGGACTTCAACTTTGATTACGTTTTCTGAATGGATAGGTTTCCCGTCGTCGTAAACTGTATTTAACAGATAGTCTGGAACCACTGGATTAGAGTGGTTTGATAAAGCACTTTCCTCGCCGTCCTTGTAAACATACTGATAAGCGAAAGAAAAGCTTTTCCCGTATATGCTGTTTTTGTCTGTGTGGTCATCTGTAGCGCTGTAAACAACTATCTCTTCTCTTGGGGCTGTCTTACAAACGCTAAAGAATTCTCTTATGTCGTCATTCGAGTAGCTGTCTAAGATTCCGCTCAAAGCCCTATCTACGTTAATCTTTCGAGGCTCATTTACCCCGTCAGTAAAGTAGATAATCGTCTGAACGGTTCCTGCTTGATTGGTATCAACCCTTAAGATGTCTGCGTCTACATAACTGTCTACTTGCAGGTCAAGTATGTTAGTCACCTCGCTGTATACTTCTTCATATTCGGGTGACTCTCTATTGTAGTTACATCGCAGAATTGCGCTTCCGCCAGTACCTGGATGAGCCACGAAAAAGTAAACGTAGTCTGTATCTAAATCAGTTACGCTCCCTATTACTTTTCGTTGCCTGTGTGCGGCGGGAAGAGTACCGCTAATAGGTACATTGCCTTTCGCCGTCTTAAGAACAAACCCATTGCCGTCTTCATCTGTAGATACCGTCACATTCAATGCGTCGGTCATCTCAGTTGATTTTACAGCTCTTTCATCCGAAGATTTGTTCAGGGTAAATGGTATAATCTTGTCTATCGCCATTATCCTTTAGGGCTTTGCTTGTAATTCTTACGAATAGTCTTAAGAGCTTCTTCTTTAGAGAATGATTTCAGTCTTGCGTTGGCCTTTCTGAGTTCGTTGTAGTACTCTCGTCTTGCACGAGCCTTTTCGTTGGCAGGCACAGAAGACTTGCGCTCCACTAGCTTGTGGTAGATGTACGATCTAAGCGCTTCTTCGGCCTGAATATCGATAGACGGATTAGTAGACCTGGCTTCGTCGGCTACATACTCAAGCACCACTTCACTGTACCTTGAGTCTACTTCGATTCTGTTCTGGTCGAGGTTAAGTCTGTACTGACCAGCGTAGCGTCCACCGCCATAGCCGTAAAGCTGTCCGTCGTTGCCTGCAAACGTATAGTTTCTGAACACATAGCTGTTTAAGCCGTCATCTACATTTCCGCCGATGTCAGCATTACTGGTCTTGGAGTCCACGAGATTACCATTACTATCCTCCTTCATGGAGTAGTTGATATTCTTGTTTTCTCCGAATACATAGATAAGGTTGTCTGTACCGATCACACCAATCTTAACAGCCTTGACGAAATCAGAAGGAAGAGCAACGGTGTTGTTTGTTGAGTCAACAGGAAGCTTGATGGACTTTATTCTGTTCAAGAGGTCGAACCCCATCTCACGAATGCCCCTCAACGCAAAAGCTCGCAACACAGTGTCTTCTACGTCATTCACGTAGTCGTCATGGCCCAGCGTGATAACGAAGTCGTTTACTACTTGATTTACTGATACTGTATTCCTAGCCATTACTTCTTAACTTTTGGTAGCTCCTCTTTCATGGAGTAATTCACGATATCAGCGTCTCTCAAGTTCAACCCAATCATCTTTGCAATCTCCATAGCTAGCTCAGCTTCGTAGTGAGCTGGCAGCTCGAAGTGCTGATCTTCTGGAACTCCAGTACCAGGGCTTTCATCGAGCGAGGGTCTTGCTGTGCTGGCGCTATATGTGGCATCATCATTTCTCGACTCTGGAATCTTGTAATACCTAACCGAGATCTTGTTGATTTGACTTGGGAATACCTCAATGTCTGAAGAAACCAAAGCTACTGGAGAAGATTCAGAAGGAGCAGAGATGTCGCTCAACAGGATGCGTTCAATCTTATCTTCGTCATAACATACGTCAATCACCGTTCTGGTAGACTGTCCCAGCAAAACGCTTCCGAAGGTGGTCATGCTGATGATTCTAGAAAGGTCCACTGGCTTAGCAAACACGCCATTAGACTTATTGATATTGCCTCTCTTTGCAAATACAGACAAATCCTCTTCGACCTGCTTGATTCTAGACTTATCTCTTTTAGCAGAGATCCCCTGTCTGCTTGACCGTCGAGCCTGCTCCAACTCCCTAAACAAAGAGTTGTAGATGTTTAGCTGAGCCTGGTAAGCAAACTGATTGAATATTTGTGGCGTAACAAAACCCCGCTGATCCTTATTAGCCAGATTCTTTAAAGTGTTGTATACGCTGCGAATGTTAGCAAACATGAAGCAAATATACGAAAAAGAAAAAGCCCCCTTTCGGAGGCCTTCTCAGCAGTATATATGTAGAATTAGTCCAGCTGACGCTCAATCTCAGCGACGACGGGGGCAGCCGCTTCTGTCATGCAGTAACGCACGAATACGTCAACTGGGTTCTGTCCCACTGGGACTGATATAATATGCTTGTTGGTGTCGAACCACTTGATAGCGTCTCGCTCTGCCTTAATAATCTGATAAGAGATTGCTTGGCGAATCTTAGACTTCATGGTTACGACAGGGTTGTCAAACGACTCAATGAATGTCTTAGGAGACTTCTTGGCCTTTAGAAGCAAGTCATGCTTTACCTCTGCAATAGGTCGGTCCACATCCATTCCGTATGCCAGAGCTACAGCCAAGAGCTCGTCGAGCTCCTTTGTTCGGAGCATGTTAATCGCGTCGTTTACCAAGAACTCTGTATCTAGATCGTTCTCAACTTTCTTGGCAGTGTCTACCAGGTAGAAAGTCCCACCTCCATTCGCCTTGTTTTCTGGATGCGCATTCAAATAAGCAAGAAGGTTTGGCTTTTCTGGACCAACCAAGAGGTTACCCATAGTGAATATGACTGGACTCTTTACTGAGTGTTCAGCTTGCTCATCCCTAAAGATAGAGTTCTCGTTTTCACAGTATCTGATTTCTCTAACCTTTCCAGAGTCCTTATCAAAGACTGTGATTCCGCTTTGCATCAACATTAAAACAGCCTTAGACCGAACAGCCTTAAACTGATAAATGCCGTTGTTTTTTTCAGATCTGCGAATTTTCTGCTTTTGCTGGGTTTTTTTGGGGCGCCCAGGAGCCCGCTTTGTGCTTGTAGTCATAGTAAAATAAAATTGAAATTCAAGAGAAGTAAAAGAGAGGGGGCGTATTCCCCCTCTCGATTACCTATATGTATTATCCCTGCAACAATACGTGCTGATTAGCAGCACGAGTTACGAGGTTGCACTCAGAGCGGTAGTTGAACTTAACGGTATCCTTACCGCTAGTTACGTGTCCGAGGACACCACCACCTTCTACCCAGTGCTCCATCTCGCGAGAGTAGTTGCCAGCAGCCTTGTAGTTCATCTCCAAAGCAGGAGACTTAACACCTGTGTTAGCGTCAGCAACCTGAGACATTGGAATCATAGCTCCAGTAGGTCCGCCGATACCACCCAGTGTTGGGTCATTCAACAACTTCCAGTCGTGCTTGTGGAAAGTGTAGCCACCACGAGTAAACGACTTAAATCCGAGGCTAACAGCCAAGTCCTGAGAGTTGTTAAACGCACCAAACTGAGAAGCAAGACCTGCAGTAATAGAGTTTCCACCTGCTACTGGGCCTCTAGCCAACAAGTCGTCAATCTTCAAAGACTGAGCTCTGTTCAAGTACATAGCGTACTCGTTAGGAGCACCTTCTTTGTCGAGCTCAAGGATGATGTTATCGAAATCACCATCAAATCCCGCTGGAGACCCAGCGACAGTGATACCTCTCTTCTCAACAGCCTCGAAGTAACCCTCAGAAGGAACGATTTTGTCAGAACCTACAGTAACGGCATTACCGTCGTTAGCCTCAGAGTACAACAACATCATCTCTCTTTCGTTCATGAAGCGCTTACGAGCGTCCATCTCGTTCTTCAAGTACCACATGTACTGACCGTTCACATTCAACCAGCCGATGTTAGTAGCTTGAGAGCCGCTTACTTCGTACATCTCCTTAACGATGATGTATGGGTTGGATCGCTTGATCAAGCCAGTCTGGTAGAAAGCTGTTGGCTGCTCTGTGCCTTGAGCATGCATATTACCAATGATAGCAAAAGTAACAGTGCCGAAGGTTCCAGTTGTACCAGGAGTGCCTTCATCAGCAGAAGAGTCAGTTTTGCCGAGGTCGGTAACGGTCAGTGCAGTTCGCTCTGTCGTCGTAGCTCCGTCACCATCAGTCGAAACAGCAGTAACCAAAAGTCTATGACCAGCTGGAGACAAAAGAACGTCATTTACACGAGCCGTAGGAGCACCTCCTTCTACGTCAGAAGCGTGGAGATAAATCTTGTCGTCGCCTTCGTCATACTGACCAACAACAGTCTTGTGCAGACGGCCTTCTTCGTACCACTCAACTTTGTCAGAGGTACCTGCATTCTTCTTGGCGCCAGTAAGTTCCAAGAAGCCAGTGATGCCCTGATCACCATAAGTTTGTACATAAAGATCTCTTACGTCGGGCTTCGTAGGATCAATCAAAGTTGCCAGAGAAATATAGTTCTGTGGCGTTGCCTGCAAACCACCGCCTGTTACAGCTGCGTCTGCTACATTGCTAGGCGTTCCAAATGCCATAATTTCTTATTTTTTAAAAGTTTAGATAAATCCGAACCCCCCTCCGCTTTGTCCAAGCGCTTCTTTTAATTGCTGAACAAGCGGGTCAGGTCCGTTTGTTTGGTTTCCTTGATTTGGAGACTGAGGAGAAATGTTAGCTGCTTTCTCCACTACGCCACGCTGACCATCAGAAAGCCCCTGTCTGTAAACAGACTGTACGATGCTCTCTACGTTGTCAATGACGGCTCTGTGCATATTCAGCTTGTCATAATCCCAGCTCCCATCTTCGTTCACGTAAGGATCGAAGAACTCGTCAAGGCGAGTGTTTTTCTCAGCGAGCTGACTCTTGTAGTTGTTGTCCATACCGAAAGTAAACGTCTTCTCATTTCCGAGATTGAATTCAATCCCTTCCATAGCGTCTAGCTCTCTGCGCATGTTCGAAACCCAAGCGTCATCAATTAATGATTCCGACTCATCGGATGCTTGACGTTGTGGTGCCTGATACTGCGTTCGCAGCTCGTCGATACCTTTACGTGCGTTCTCCGCGTCGATCTTCATTTGCAGTTGCGAAAGCTTCACCTCGTCTTCTGAGTGCAGATCTGGGTCGAGCTTATACTTGCTAGAGACCAACATACCGACTTCTTCTTGCGAGAGGTTTGGGTAATCAGAAGCCATCTTGGTTCTGATTGCAGTCACGTCATCCATTTCGGAAGGGTTCATGGACTGATAGATAAACCAATCTCTTGGGTCGCGGCCAGTCTTTTCGACAAAATCCGCGATCACAGAAATACGTTCGTCGAGCTCTCTTTGCTCCTGCTGTTGCGCCTGAAGGTCATCAAACGAAGCGATGTTTCTCCCAAGCCTTTCGCTAAGGAATTCGAACACCGCACCCTCGATTTGTTCTGGTGCGTATTGTGGCTGAGCTTCTGGCTGATCAGGCTGAGGCTCAGTTACAGTTTCTTGTTGTACCTCTGGAGTGTCTTCCACCGTAGGCTGTTCTTGCACAGCTGGGGCGGCAGGCTCTTGAGGTTGTTGCATAGCAGCTACCTCTTCGTCAGAAACGAAGCTAAATGAAGGGGAGTTTGTTTCCTCAGTCACTGGCTGCTGCTCAATAGTTTGTGTGTTTTGTTCTTCCATTAGGATTTAATTTAAATGCAAATATATAAAGTATTTATTTAGAGCTTCTTGTATCAAAATATCAACCTGATGACCTCAAATGATTCGGCTAAATCAAAGTCGATTTGCTTGCCTCTAATGACGAGTAAAGACCTGATATAATCTTCGTTTATGTAGTTTCTAAAAGACTGTGATTTGTACTCTAAAATAGAGTCAACTTTGTTTTTTAAATCTTCAGGAAAAACCTCAATAAAACACCTGTTGTTAATTTCCAGGTTGTTCCATGGGATTTCATACCCCAGTATGCTTGTTTTTTTGAAGGCTCTAGTGCCTTCTTCGAATATCACTTTGTGATCCTGATGGATATCATAAGAACAGGGCAGTAATACCAGATCGGGATCGATAGTGTTTTTAATCTTAATCATATCCTCAAGAATATCCTGCCTGCTTGACGTGAATTTTCTCACTTTGTATCTAAGTGTAGAAATGTTGGCTTTAGGAATACCCAACCTGGATCCAGCCCTCAGTATTTCTTTCGACAATACGGTTTTATCAAATCCTGGAGGCACAGACTCCTCACAAATAGAAAAAGCAACATAGTAAACTTTTTTACCTTCCCTACAAAGCCTAGAAATAGTAGCCCCAGCTCCTATCTCTCCATCGTCGGTATGTGGACCCAACACCAAAACCGTCTTAAAATTGTCTAGAGTCATTTGTTTGATTTTAAGAATCTGGCTGGATTTCCAGCCCAAACTTCCCCGCTGGGAATATTCTTGGTAACCACCGAACCCATGCCAACGACAGAATTATCCCCTATTTTTAAATGTTGTTTTATAGTAGAGTTAGCCCCAATAAAGCAATTTCTTCCTATTTTAACAGAGCCGCATATTACACTTCCAGCTACTATCAAGGTGTTTTTGCCTATGTGGGCGTTGTGAGCAATATGAACTAGATTGTCTATTTTAACCCCATCTTCAATAACGGTGTTATGCAAGTTGCCTCGATCAATACAAACATGAGAGCCTATGACAACATTGTCCCCTACAATTACATCACCAAAGTGAGGGAAAAACACTAGCTCTCCTTTTTCATCAGGTTCAAATCCAAACCCGTCGTTTCCTATTTTCGCTGTATCGCAAACCTTAGTGTTTTCTCCAATAATAACTTTAGGTGGGCGAGCCTCTCGGCCATGTAAAGACCTAATAAAATCTAATCTGCTCATTGCTAGTCTTAAGACCTGTACTTTGCGACTTTCTTCGCAATGCCTTTAGGCTGCTTTACAAACTGCTTGCCCTTCTTGTTACCCTTGGCTTTCGCTCTATTCGTGGCTGCCTTCTCTGAAGGAGAAAGGGCTTTCCATGCAGCGTCTGGCAAATAGCGCTTCTTCCCCTTGGACGGCTTACCGTCAGAGGTTCTCCACTTCTGCTTAGTCCACTTCTTGAGACTTCTCTGTGATTTAGCTAACGCCATCAGCTTGTGTATCCTCCCCCCGCTTTCTTGTACGCTACAGCAAGCATCTGTGCCTTTCGTGCAGACCACTGACCAGGCTTCCCGCCTTTAGAGCCCGCCTTGATTCTGTTGAAGATACGCTTACGCAGTCCTGGCTTCGTGTAGTTACCAGCTTCGTTTACGCGAGACTTTGATTTCTTCTTTGCTTTCATGAGTGGCTGACGAGTTTGAACTTAGCTTCCTTCACAGCGCCAGGATGTGGTTTGTAATCTCCTTTCATAAGGAAGTATCTACCCCGATCCACCATCCAGTGAAAACCAGAAGGTGCAGGAACAGACTTTGTGGCCGAGCTAACTTTGAGCTTACCGCCCTTATTGTACTTGACGGCATTCATGGTTTGATGTTTTCATTCACCGCCTTACACATAGATAAGAATTCCTCCTGACTGTATCCCTGCTTACACATATTTACCATTTTGTGAACCCACTGAACATTGCCTTCTACATACCCTAATGATGAATCTATTCTGTCTAATGATGCTGTGTTGTTTGACACGTCTTTTGCTTTTATGTCCCATCCAGTTAAAGCGCATTTGAAACCCTGATCAACTAAAAGGTCAGCCAAATAATCAAAGCTGAGAGCCCACTCTATATTTCTTAATTTTGCGCTAGACTTAAACTTATTGGCAAAAGAGTATCTAAGTACGTCTTTAATCCACCCCTTATGAGAGCAATTTTCTGGGGTTGAATTGCTGCATTTTTTGCAAAGCTTACCCTCCATAAAAGAAAAAATGGCGTAATTCCTTCTTAAATAAGATTGCTCTTCACCGCAAGAAGAACAAGGCTTATACCACCTTCCATCTTCACCAAGATGAACTTGTTCTGGAAGATCTAAAAGAAGCATGGCATAAGTATTACGATCCACTTGATTTTATTGGCCCACCACGCTGCGCTGGTCTTACCCTTGGCGATGTTCTTCCTGTGTCTGGCCTTGAATGACTTACGCTTCGCTTTCATGCGTGCGCTCTCCCCAGCCTTCGGCTTACCAGCCGTGCTAGCCCCTCTCTCTCCGAAGCGAATAATCTTTACTTTACCGCCGTCTCGTACCGCTACGATATGCGACTTCTTCCCCTTAGGGGATCGCTTAGGTTTGTTGAGTCCAGAGAGCCCAAACCGCTTAAGTTTCTTCTTTACATCTTCAGCCATAAGGCAAAGATAATAAAAACAAAAAAAGGCCCACGAGGGGCCTTCTTCTGTCACGCTAAGAGATCTTATGCGTCGAGTGTAAAGTCTGGGAGAGCCGCAGCTACCGCTGAGTCTACGATCGTGTCGAGGTTAGTCTCACCAGCAGAGTTATTGTACTGGATGTTGAGGTTGTGGTTGTACACACCGTTATTCTCTACTGCTTTCATAGCGATGTAGATGTTAGACCCTTGTACGCTCACTGAGAGTACAGATACTGTTGGGTTGAGGAGGGTGAATCCACCGTTCTCAAACTCTTTTTCTCCTGTGAAACTCCAGGACTTAGATTCAAATGCAAATGCCATAATTAAAAAGTTTAGCGCAAAGATAATTAAATAAATCTATTCTTTAATGCGTTGTAGTTTTGAGTTACTTCGGAGGCAGAAAGTACTCTGTTATAAATCTTTGCGGAAGACACCTTTCCGTCAAGCCAACGAAAATTACTAGAATCATCCCCTATCTCGAAGCCGCTGGTGGTTTTTAATGTGAAAGGCGTAGAAGCGTGTGACACTGTGTCTGTCAGCACGTTATTTACATATAGTTTAATTTCTGAAGCGCTGTCAAATGTTGCCACCACATGATTCCAATCGTTATTGTTTGCGTTGTCATTTGACTCAGAGGTAATTGTGTTTTGACTGGATGTATTTTGCACAACAAATCTAAAGTTTGCGGTAACTCCAACGTCCCACCAAATCAAAAAGGACCTAGAGGTTGAACCACCCCACTGCCCTATAACCGTACCGTCTGATGGATCATTATCAATATAAACCCAAACGTCTAACGTAAAATTAGAAAGACCTGACGTAGAAAATTCAGTAAAGCTTACAGTATCGTCAGTTCCGTCAAATACAATACTTCCCCCATTAGCAGAGTCTGTAGTGGGGGTTGCAGAAAATGTCCCATCATTACCCCCAACCAAATCAGACCAAGTAGTCCCCGTCCCTGGATAGCTATTATCGTTAGCTGCATCCACGTAGAACACCAACCCATCCGTCACTATGCTTTTACCGTAGCTGTAGCTCATACGAATCTGTTTTTAAGGGCGTTGTAGTTTTGGAGGATTTCGTCTTCAGTAAGCGCCCTGTTGTAAATAGAAAGATTAGAAAATGTTCCGTTATCATAATTACCTCCACTCCACCCTCCTATTGTAAATGCCGTAGCAGCTCCTATAGTTCTAGCGCCTCCCAATCCTTGATGCCAAAGCGACCCATTTAAATAAATTCTCATTCTATTGGTAGAAGACAAGGTGCAATCTTTCCAGAAAACCCAATAATTCCATCCTCTGTGTACATTAGAGGACTCTTTAAATATTCTGTCATAGGTATTGCCTCCATTATTTCCACAGTCCCAATAAATATTTCCATTATTCCAGGGTAGGTGAGCGCTGAATTCTCGATGATTACTATCACTACTGTGTTCCGACCTAAAAGTAAAACTTTGATTATTTACTGTTGGGTGTCCGTTATACCACAAACAGACGGAAATGGCATTAGTTACAGGCGACGCAGCTCCAGGGAAGGTACACATATCATCTACCCCATCAAACACAATACTACCTCCATTAGTAGAGCCTGTGGTGGGGGTCGCAGAAAATGTACCATCATTACCTCCCACTAAATCACTCCACGTACCGCCACTACCAGGATACGATTTACTGTTCCCTGCGTCTACATAGAATACTAACCCATCAGTTACGATAGGTGCGTTATTTGCAAACCCACCCATTTAGATCTCTGCGTCAGGGTCAGTCCATTCAGTCCCAGCGAGCAACGCAAGAATCTCTGCGTGAGAGTACTCTTGTGACTTTGTTGCAAGAGCAACTACCGAAGGTGGTTGGTCCCCTTCATATTTCACAAAGCTCTGCGTGTTAGCTAAGTTCTTTCTCAGCGTATCTGCCGATGTTTCCATGACCTCTGAGAAGTCGATTGTGTCCACCTCTGTGAGGTCGAACACTACGTAATGTCTGTTTTCGAAATGCATTATAATCCGTGTTTTGTTTTACTTGCGTTGTAGTTTTGGAGAACCTGTGCAGCAGTCAGTTCTGCGTCGTACATAAGGCATTCACCTATCAAGCCGTCATAATAATAAAGCTGGTTGTCATCTGCTCCCTGACCAAAAGTTGAGAAAGAATAATCTACTACGGAACTGCCACTTCCTGTATTGATGATTAACGAAGTGGTCTGCGCTACCCCATTGATGTATATGGTTCCACCTGCCTCTGTCCTGCTTCCATCATGAGTAAAAGTAGCTTGCGCTGGATTTGCTGTCAAACCGCTAGCCCTCCAGTATTGAACATGACTGTTATTGTGACGTGCCGCAGCCGTTATACTGTAGTTAGAGTTTGTAGTGCTGTAACTTATGTACAAACCAACAAATGTGTAATCGTTAAATCGCTCAAAAGACCCAAAAAGACACTGCGTTCCATTTTTTGAATCGTGGTCATAGAATGCTGACCAAGTGTAAGAATCAGACAAGTCAACAGGAACCATAGTGCTGGGAGTTGAATCTACAGTACCTGTGTAGTCGTTCGTTCCATCAAATGCAACCCACACGCTACCGCCCGTTGGTTGTGCTACGCCATTGCGATATGTTAAGTTGTAAGCCCCTGAACCTTGGTCAACAAGTTGTGTAGATGTTGCTCCACCAGACAAAGAAGCATCATAGTGGTGAATGAGACTTGAAGTGACTATACCAGACCCAGACGGTGCATCTTGCCCAGCAACTTTTGCAATGTCTGCCTTTGCCACATCGCTTATCTTGGATAAATCAGCCCAAGAAGTTCCCGTTACCTTATCAATAGCCATTACGAGAGCTCTATCCAGTCGTTAGAAGGATTAAACCAAATCTGCCCGTTTGTGCCGTCTAAACAGTAGCCAACTACACGCACAACGTCTCCCGTTGTGTATGCAGACACATCGCTTGTTACGTGTCCAGCCGTAGTGCTTACGTACAGCTCGTCACCCGTAGCTTCTGTACCGTCGATAGCTCCAGCAGCCATAGTGAATGTACCCTTCAGCAGCATTCCGTTCGTGTCTGAAGCTGTCCCCAGCGCAATAGCGAGGAGCACACTCCCTGAGCTAGAGACTGCATCTGCGTCTGCTTGAGCCCAGTTACCTGAAGAGTTAAAGTAGTAGAGATCGCCTTGAGTCATACCCGTAGTAGCACCGAAATATACTACATCCCCTTGGTAAGAGAAGTCTGTATTCGATGGTTTTTCGTACTTGACCTCTTTGAACTTGTCGATAGTAACCCCGTCAGAGTCGTCTACAGTAAGCTTAGGTAATCCAGACACATCGTTTACACTGAAGATAGTTCCAGTAGTCCCTGTATCTACTTGGAAGAGGTCGTGTGTACCATCGTGAATAGTAAACGTGTCTGCCGTTCCTGTAGGATCAAGTTCAATTTCAAGATTGTACCCGTTCGTGTCAATTAATCGGTCACCCGCTAATGTTTGATCGGCAGATGCCAAAGGCGTACCACCGCCTGGAGATGGTGTAGCGAAGATTAAGTCTCCGTTAGCATCAACTTCAAGCACTTGACCAAGCGTACCTGTAGCGGTTGGGAAAGCGTAACCAGTGGATGACGGGTCGTTTACTTGCAGCGTACCGTTTACTCTCAGGATATCATTATCGAACTCACCGTAAATCAGTGGGGTGGTGGAGTTGCTGTTCTCTATGTAGAGCTTGTTGGATTCTGTGGTAAGGGTGTTTCCAGCCGTATATCCGATTAGAACATTGCTGCTACCAGTAGTTAAAGATGAGCCAGCAGAATACCCTATAAAAACATTGTTAGATTTATTTCCATACCCCGCACCTGCAAGTTCACCAATGGCGACGTTTTGAGTAAGTTGTCCAGTTCCCCCAAGAGCTTTTCTGCCAACAGCGACATTTCCTGTGCCACCTCCAGTAGTAAGGTTTAACGCTTGGAAGCCAATAGCTGTATTATTATTTCCAGATGTACCCGCTCCAGCCATATGCCCTACAAACGTAGAGTATGAAGCCCCTCCTTTACCAGCAGCAGAACCAATAGCTACTAGCCCAAAAAGATTAGTATGTCCCCGTCCTGCTTGATAACCAAGTAGCGTGTTGTAAGATGCCGTTGTTATAGAGTCTCCTGCCTGATAACCAATTGCTGTATTTTGTTCCCCAGTAGTCAGCGCAGTTAATGCTTGATATCCAACAGCAGTAGAGCCATCAGCAGTGGTGCCCGTAGCATTTACAGAACTCAATGCTTGATAACCTAAAGAAGTAGTGTAGGCTGATACAGTCATAGCATCAGAGGCTTGATAACCTACTGCTGTGTTACCAGCACCTGTAGTTAAAGCTGTTAATGCTTGATGTCCTATTGCTACTGTGTCGTTTACAAGCTGAACTCCATCACTCTTACCCGCCTCATACCCTACGAACACACTGTTATTGCCCCCGCTGTGACCAGCTTGATACCCAAAAAAGGCTGAGTTAGTGTAAGATGAAGGGCTGTTCGCTCCCGTGTTACCTCCGACCGAAGTCGTGTAGACACCTCCGTTATAGTTAGAATTGGAGCCAACTCCTATAGAATAAGTCTTAACGTATGATGCAGCACCGCTGTTTGAACTTTCACCAACAGCAATTTGATTGCTTGAATTCGAGCCCCTATATCCTGCGTTGGAGCCAATCGCTACACTGTCGGTGCCACTATTAAACCTTCCAGCACCGTCTCCAATAACTACGCCCGCACTGGCTAAACTAGTTCCAGTAGATTTTCCTATGTGGATACCGTTGTTGGTAACCATCTTCAAGGAGTGAGTGCTACCTCCGAAATATAAATACGCTGAGGATTGTATATTGCCCACAACGTCCAACGGCTGAGCAGGGGTAGTAGTCCCAATACCTACGTTTCCGCCTGATTTTACTATTAGCCGAGTTTGTGCAGCCGCTCCGTCTTCAAACAAGCCAAAACCGCTACTGTTTTCGCCAAATGCCCAGGTGATACCAGAATTATCGTACCAGTTAACACCAGACCAGTCGCTAGCTGAAGACCTAACAAGTCTTATTCCGTTGCCACCAGCAGTACCTGAGTTTCGAAATATTACATGGCCGTTTGCGCCACCGTCAATATCTAACTTCGCTTGAGGGGTAGTAGTCCCCACTCCTACATTTCCTGTAGTGTAGTAGATGTCGCTACCAGAGGTTGTCCAAGGGGAACTTCCACCACCAGTAGTAAACGAAAGCGTACCTGATCCGTTAGTGGTAAGTACCTGTCCGCTTGAACCGTCTGTAGTAGGGAAGCTGTACTCCCCAAAAAAGTTGATTGCCGTAGCTGGGTCTATTGTAATGGTGCCTGATGTTCCAGTTGACCCTATTGTCTTATCACCCACAAAATAAAGACCACCATCTACATTGAGACCACTACCTACATTGAGACCACCGACTTCTAATAAAACGAGTTCGTCAGAAGTTTTTAACGAACCGTCAGTGTCCCCCACGAAAACAATACGACCTGGCTTCTGCGTAAAGTCAGATGCCGTGACTCCCGACAAGCTTGTGATCTTGTCAGTGGACTTGATGATACCGTCAGGGTTTGTAGCCCCTATATAGTTGTTTAAAGCCGTTACTGTAGACGGACCGTCGGTTCCCCATGCGTTTCCATCTTTATCTACAATCAGGTCATAACTAATTTCATTAACAATCCTTTTGTTGTTTGTGTTCTTTACGATTGTTACATCATCACCTCTGTTTGAAGCTGTTAGCGATCCTGGCTGATAAGCCCTATCGCTGATGTAGACGGAATTGTTTCCGTTAAAAATTCTAATCTTTCCCATGGCTGTTATACTGACCCAGTAACCTTAAGTTTTAAGTTGTTGAACCTTTGTTGCACAAGTCCAAACTCATCCTCTGCAAAAGCAGCATAAAACTTCAAAGTCACGGCTTTTGGCCTTTCTGTATTACCGCTGTCCTTTTTGAAGGCGTCGCCAAAAAAAATCGGTCCGTCTTGCGTCATAAGAAGGTTAAGATTCTCTGGTGCTGACGGGTAATCTACTATCATTTTAACATCAGTTTCGTTTGAGGCTGTAGGGTAATCTCTGGTTATCTCAACGTAAACGGCAAAAGAAACAGGATTCGTCGTAATGCCGATATTGTGGTATATAGAAGACGGTTCTTTAATCTCAATGACTGCGTTTTCAAACCACTCCCCAAACTCAGTGCTATTGCTAGTGTACAGCTTTATACTATCTGAAGCAGTGTTTACCTGCCAGGTATATGGAGCAATAGAAGTCGTAACGCTAGGAGTGTTAAACTCATACTGCTGCATATCCTGCTGGGCGCTGTTGGTTACAATACTGGTCTGAGTATTGTAGTTTTCAAATGTGAAGTTGGAGTCAAAAATAGAAAAGGTAGCGGCATTGTTATTAGTAAACTCAATCTGAGTATTTCCATCAGAGGGAGACGCACCTACGTTACTTAAAAATATAAGCAAGTCATTGGTGCTAACGATGCCGTCATTATCAAAGTCTCCAGCCACGGAGCCGTTTTGAGGCATGCCAGCTGTAGCGGCTACGGCAGCGTTCAT